TACTGCATCTCTTACAATAAGTATGACAGGAACAATTAGAAGTAATGTAGTTATAAATGCTACCAATCAAATAAATCAAACTTCAAATGTTAACATAGGAGGCGGAACTTGGACTTATACAGCAGGAACTTGGAATACAGGTGGAAATGGTTTCAGTATAGTAAGTAATTGTACTTTAAATTTAGCAGGTATGCCAATTGCTAGATTGTTAACTGGAGCTGCAGCAACTTGTACATTAACAAGTCAACTAACAATCACACAAGACGTTCAATATTCATTAGCAACAGGTTTTATATTTGCAGGTGCATATGGGTTTAGTTGTACAACGTTAACAGACAATGCAACATCAACTGCAAGAGCAATAACACTTTCAGCAGGTGCAGAGTATTTCGTAACAAGTTCAATATTTTTACAATCAGGTTGGAATGGAAGTAAGTGTTCAATATTAAGTGGTACCCCAGGAACAAAAGCTAAATTAAATATAACTCAATCAGTTACTCAAGATTTAGCTAACTTAAATATAACTGATATAGAAGCAAGTAATTATACTTTATGGTTGTATAATGGAACAATAACAAACTGCACTAATGTTAGACGATTAAATCACAAACAACCAACAATCACTTATTCTTCTTAGAAGTTATAATCTTTTATATGGTTTTTATATTTAAAATATATTAATCTTCAACAATGTCTACAGAAAATCAAAAGAACCCATTTCTTTTAGAACAAAAGGATTTTTCCTCTTATAATACTCTTGTTGACGCTGATAATGAAATAATATTTAAAGTTCCAGGTTTAGAAATTTATATCATTTCAGAAGATAAGTTTTATTATTGGGATGGAAGTGCTTGGGTTCAAGAAAATATTTCCGGTTCTTCTGGGGAAACAAATACTGCTTCTAACGTTGGAACTGGTGAAGGTTTATATAAAGATAAAGTTGGTGTAGATTTAAGATTTAAAACCTTAAAACAAGGGACTAATATTACATTAACTGCTTCTGCTGATGAAATATTAATATCTGCAACAGATACAGACAGTCAAACAGCTTCAGATGTAAGTTATAACAATGTCGTTTCAGATTTAATTTCAATCAATGTACAAGATGCTATTGATGAGTTAGCTAGTTTGAGAGAAAATATATGTTTTTCAGCTTCTCGTAATGCTGTTGCTACAAATATTTATTTGAGGACTGAAGATAGTACCCCGACAAATTTAACACCATTCGTGTTGCAGTTCGATGCTACTTTAACTTACATGTCTTCTGCAACAGATGGGAATGAAACATGGGTTGCTGAAGTTCATAAAAATAATATATTAGTAGTAGGTGCAACTTTAACTTCTACAAATGTAAGTTCTAACTACTCAACGTATAATATAAACTTTAGTGCTGGTGATAAGATTTCATTATATTGTAATGGAACTTCTATACAAAGACCTAAAATTAATTTAGTTTTTAGAAAAAGATAATGATATTTTCAATAACAACAACTGGTTTACAAACACCTGTTATTTTCAATGACTTAGGTGCTAGAACTTTCAGTCATCCTACTGTAAATTTTAATCTAACAGATGAATTTACAATAGAAGAAATTAGAGAATCTATTGATATCTTTAACGCTCTTGATTTAGGTTATATTACTGCTACGTTAGATGGAGTTAACATCACATCTACTAATTTAGATAGTTTATTAGTATTAACGACAGATCCTCGTTTAACTGTTCAAAATATTGTAAATGTAAAAAAGAACCCTGGTATTGGAGAGTTTTCATCTATAAAAGATGCAATAGATTCAATTTCAGATAACTCTAGTACAAATAGATATTTGATAAGTGTAGGTCCTGGAGAATATATTGAAGCTGAATTAGATTTATCAAGTAAACCATATGTTTCAATTATAGGAAGTGGAATTCAAACAACTGTAATTAAACCTAGTTTAAGTAGTCATCATATTTTTAAATTAGGAACGTATAACGAATTATCTTTTATGTGGTTAGAAGGTGCAGGTTCTGGGTATGCAGCAATTGCATGTTTAGATTCAGGGGACTATTCGCAAGCACATAAAATAACTTTTAACGATTGTGATATTAATATTTTAATAACATCTGAGACTCAAGATACTTTCTTTTATGGGGAGTATATTGATTTTAATGGAACATATACATATGGTGTTAGAATTATAGCAAATAATGGGTTTAAAGCTTATGGTAATTTAGAAAATTATTATAACTTTCCAATTGCTAGTTCAACAGGAACTTATATTTCTGGTGTAGGTTCAGAAGCAAGTATTATAACTAGTGGAAATAAGGGGAATAATTTAGGTACTGGTATCTTATTAGAAGATGGTGCTGAAGTTGATATTCAAGCTGCATATATTGAACATTGGGAAAATGGTATTATAATAAGTAATACTGGAGCTTTTTCTATATTAGACGCACAGTCTTTAGATATAAGTAGTTGTTCAGTTTATCATTTGAATATAGATCATTCATTTGCAGAAGGTAGCTTTATAGGGTCTTTAAATACAAACTTAATAATAAATCAATCTTCAAGTTTTGTTATAAGTGCAACAGATCATGAAAATAAAAATATACTATTAGGTGGTAATTCTATAACAAATATTAATTCATTAACTGTTACTTCTTTTACGCCAGGTCAAATCGTATTCCCTAGTACTGGAGGTTTATTAGCAGGTAGTTCTAATTTGTTTTGGGATGCTGCAACTAATAGATTAGGGATTGGTAACAGTTTACCTACAGTAGCTTTAGATGTTACAGGTTCTATTAAACTTTCTGGAACTCTTACTATAGATACCTTATCTGGTATATTGAAAGCTTCATCTGGTGTTGTGACAGGTTCAGCAACTACATCTGATTTACCTGAAGGTACTAATTTATATTATACTGATGCAAAAGTAATTGCTGCACCTTTAACTGGTTATACGTCAGGAACTGGTATCATTTCAGCAGCAGATACTGTATTACAAGCAATCCAAAAATTAAACGGTAATATAAATGCATTAACAACTGGTGTTAGTTCAGTTAACGGATTAACAGGTGCTGTTGCATTAACAGGTACAAGTGACAGGATAACAATATCAGTTGCTAATGTTTTCGACATTGCCTCTACTTATGTAGGGCAAATTTCAATTACAACACTAGGAACTATTACAACAGGAACTTGGAACGGTACAATAATATCTCCAACGTATGGTGGAACTGGTATTAATAATGCAAGTAGAACTTTAACAATAAACACAAACAGTGGGATTTTGGATTTTACTAATAGTAGCACAACTTTAACAATATCAAGTAATGCAACAGTTAGTGGGACAAATACGGGTGACAATGCAGTTAATACTTTGTACAGTGGATTAGCATCCTCTAAAGAAGATGTATCAAACAAAGCAACTTCATTTGCAACATTAAACAATGTTTTATACCCAACGACTCAAGCAGTTTCAACATACGTAACAGGGCTTGGTTATTTAACTGCTACATCATTACCTAATAATACTATATTTACAAATGCGTTAGGTCAAAACATTTTTGCAACAGGTTCAAATAAATTATATCTGTATTCAGGAACAGCTGGTATACAGTTTACAAATCAAGCGAACACTACAGCTATTGGTGATCTTACTAACACAGGTGATTTTAGTGTAATTGGTAGTATATCAGCTAGTAATTTAACAGGAACGAATACAGGAGATCAGACGTTGAATAGTTTATTACCAACACAAACTGGAAATAGCGGTAAAGTACTACAAACAGATGGTTCTAATCCAAGTTGGTCAGATAATTATGGAACATTTGGTATAACTATAGATGGTGCAGGGAATGTAATTACTACAGGTTTTAAACAATATTTAATTATACCATATAACTGTGTAATAATAGGTTGGTATATCATTGCTAATACAGTTGGTTCATGCGTTATCGATGTATGGAAAGACGTAACAATCCCAACGAGCGGTGATAGTATTACTGGAACTGAAAAACCAACATTAACTGGACAACAAACAAATAGTGACAGTTCACTGTCAACGTGGACAACGACAGTAAATGCTAATGATATTATTGGATTTAATGTTGATTCAATTAGTGGTTTAAGTAAAATAACACTAGTAATAAAAGTAAGAAAAATTTAAAATTATATATATATAATGTCAATAAAAGCAATACAACATAAGTTCACAGGGGATACTACGTTGGTAAGTGCATATGATTCCACTAAAACAAATTTAGGGGCACTTATAAAACAATATACGGGTGCTACAAGTTTAGATAAATTTGCAGGTCCATGTAAAGTTGGAATAGGTAGACCTATGGAGCAATCAACAGCAATTCCTGGGGTATACCCTTATGTTTATAGATTTTCAAATACAATAGATCATGTTTTTTTAGCTGATTTAGCGACAGCTGCTGCAACTAGAAGAATTATAATGTATGAATATAATAGAGAAACCTCACAGTTTAATTGGAAAGGATTTATTACATTAACATATCCTACAGCTACAACTCATACTATAAAAGGTATGCGTATGGTAAGAGAGTTATATACTACAGGGACAGTTGCAGTATCAGGTACAGCTGTAACAGGAACTAGTACAACATGGACAACTGATAGAATGTCAGTTGGTTGTAGAATAGGTTTTGGATCAACTGATCCAACACAAATAACAACATGGTATACTATATCAGCAGTTGGGTCTAATACTTCTATAACATTAACAGCATCTGCTGGTACTATATCAGCTGGAACTGCTTATGTAATTGAAGATTTAATGTGTATAACAACAACAGTAAATGCAACTGCTACTAACGGTGGGTTGTATGTTGCAAAAGGTTTAAATGTTGATATTTTTACTTCTGTTGGAACTACTATACCTGCAGCTACTACAGTTGACAATATTAGAGCTGTATATTGGTTAGCTGATGCATCAACTGTAACAAATACAATTGCATGCGGAAGTGCTATTAATGATAAAGTTTCTTGGATAGATGCAAACGTTTATGTTTTAGATGCAACAGGTCCTAAGGTATATAAATATAATTACAGAAAAGCGTTAACACTTGCTTCTGGTAAAGATACAACAACTTTAGTTTTAACTACTGGTACTCAAGCAGTAACAGGTACTATATCACAAACTAACAATGGACGCATAGGAACTTTAAATCACGGTCCAGGTGCAGGTGTTCCTTGTTTATATTTTGTAACAACTACTAGATGTTATAGAGCTATATTAACAAATATAACAGCAGCTTCAACAACATGGCAAGCTGATACAATGGTAGAAATTCCCCCTGGTAGTGTTAATACATATGCTGCTGGTGGTGCATTTGCGTGTGTTGAAATAGCAGGTGATATAGATAGATTAGTTATAACATCAACAGGTGCTGCTGGTATTAGAAGTTATGTTACTCAATATAATACAACATCTAATCCATTTGATCATATATTTTTATCAGATGATAAACAATTAGATCAGTCATTAGCAGATTCAGGGGGCACTCCTCACCCTGCAATATTAGCATCAATTATGACACCTTGGTCAGAACAAGGAGTGTTATATTTAGCTAGAAGTGGTACAACAGCAATATTGAATCAAATTTATACTATTCCAATTGGTGCTCATAGAGCTTATGCTAATGCTAATGAACAATTATTAATTACACCTAGTTTTGATATATCTGACGCTAATAAATTATATAATTTATATGTGAATGATATACATGCAGTAGGTGATAGTACATTTTCAGTTCAAACTGAACCATATGATATTTATTATAGAACAAGTGGAATAACTGATAATAGTGGAACTTGGAATTTATTAGATGAAAGTGGGGATTTAAGTGGTGTAACAGGTACAAATATACAATTTAGTTTTATGTTTAAAATATTAGGAATAACATGTATACCGTCTAGAATATTATCTTTAACATTAACATATGAAGATACTACAAATGATAGTCATTATACACCATCTGTAGCAAATTCATCTATAGCAAGTAGAATCTTTGCATACAGACAAGATGTAGCTTGGGGAAGTAATATACCAACAATGAGAATACAATTATACAATGCAGTAACTAATGTATTATTAATAGATGATGACACTTCAGCTCAAGCATATGGAACATTTGAATACTCATCAGATAATGGTGGGACATGGAATGCATGGTTGAATACTGCAGATGTTGTAGGAAACTACATTAGATACACTGCAGCATCATTACCAGATGGGACAAGAGTGAAAGCAATAATATCTCAAGCTTAATAAATAAAGAATAATGATAGCTGATATTGTATATAGTACAAATGAATTTATTTTAGAAGTACCAAATGGAACTCCAGGGGGTGTTATAAAATCGTATTCATTAGATGGTCTTAATTATGATTTTACTGAATCAATAGGTGGAGGTGGTGAAACAAGCAGTGTATTCGTAACATAGTTAAAAGTAAAATAATGGGAAATCAAAAAGCTAAGTTTAAAATAAATAAATCTTGGGATAGTCCTGAGTTATTAGATTATGATATTTTAGGTTATCATAAGAAAAGAACTATTATAAAAGGTGAATTAGTTTCTATTGAATATTATAAAAACTATGACGGAGTTGATTATTCAGACTTAGTAGTTAAAGAAGAAAGAACTTACACTAGAAATAATTTAGGTCTAGTACAGTCTAGACTATTAACAATAACTTGGTATTTAGAAGATAATACTGCAGGTTATATTAAGTCATGTAAAAAGTTTTATTCTTCATCAGAATCTATAGATGAAGGTATTACAAGAAGAAATAATATAATTAACGATGCAAAAGTTTATGTTTTATCTGCTATAGGTCAAAGTTATGGTTTTGATTTCATGACAAGTTTAAAATCACAAATTGATTTATATACACAAGGATATAAACAACCTTTGTATGATGCTATATTAAGCAGTTCAAAAGCATATCTAACAGAACAAATTAAAAATAATTTAATAGATATTGTCACATTCTAGCACCTTAAGTGATATTTACGTTTACGAATATTTAACTTATCCTTAATGAAAGCAGTAGAAAAATATAACAAATTAAGACAAGAACTTAAAACAGGTGATATTGTCTTATTTCATAGAAAATCATTATTAGCAAACATTATACAATGGGCTGATAACTCTTACTATAATCATGCATCTATTGTATATTGGTTAGGGGATAGATTATTTACTGTAGATGCATGGGATAATGGAACAGAAATTGTCCCACTTTCAAGAAGAATAAAACAATATGATGATTTTTGTATTGTGAGAAAAAACAACATTACACCTCAAGAATTACGTTTTGCTTGTTCTAATTTAATTTCTCGTATAGAAAAAGATGAACCTTATGGTTGGTTAGAATTAGTTAGAAGACTAATTTGGTTAAAAGTTTTAAACAAAAACAACAAATTTTCTAACATAGAAAACTGGATTGCAAAAAAAAGACTACCAGTATGTAGTGATGTAGCAAGAGAATTCGGGGTAGATCTTGGAATCGTTTCATATAAAAGTTTAATATTACCTACACCTGAAGATTTAAAAAGACATGCACAGGAATCAGAAACTACAGTTTTATGGCATGATCATAAAGATAAACTATAACTAATGGCAGAAACATTTCGTAGAAGACCTTATTCTGATTACCCTTTTTTGATAATTACTAATCACCCTTATAGAATTAAGTTAGGAAACTTAAGACAAACATTAAGAGTTTTTGTTCATCAGAAAGATAATCTTTTTGGAGATTCAAACCCTTTAGATTTAGCTGGGTTAACTATTACATTCAATTTATATAATTCAGATAATGTTTTAGTTGCATCTGGACCTGCTTATGTATCAGATATAAATGAATCTGAGATTGAATATACTTGGTCTAATTTTGATTTGAAAGAAACGGGTGTTTTCAATGGTGAGTTTCTATTCTCAGATATTGATAATACAACTTTTGTTCTTCCGAACAATGATCGAATTCAAATCATAGTTTTTTAATGGGTACATCAAGTTTTTGTGTATATTTTCACATAAACCCTGTCAAACAAGAAGTATTCTATGTAGGAGCAGGGACTTTAGAGAGACCTTTTCAAAGTTTAAACAGAAGTAAATTTTGGAAAGATACGGTTAATAAATACGATTATGAAATTATAATAATTCATAGTAATTTGACATGGAAACAAGCATGTAAACTTGAGATTAAATATATAGCTCAAATAGGGCGTAGAATAACTAAAGAAGGTCCTTTAGTTAATATTACAAAAGGTGGAGAAGGGTTCCGTGGGAAACATACACCGGAAACGAAGTTAAAAATGAGTCTAGCAAGTAAAGGGCATAAAAGAAACACAGGTCGAACTCTTTCATTAGAAACTAAAATAAAAATTGGGAAAGCGAATTCTTTAAAAAAAAGAACTATTGAACAAAAAGAAAACCTACGAAAGAAAGCTTTAGGGAATAAAAACATGTTAGGAAAACATCATTCTGAAGAAACAAAAGAAAAACTCCGTTTAGCAAGAAAAAATTATAAACATTCTGAAGAAACAAAAAAGAAAATTTCCTTAAAAAACAAAGGTAAAATTCCCTGGAACAAAGGGATAGTTAAACCTAAAACAATTTTAAAAGGACCTGGGAAAGGGAAGTTTAAACGTTCAGAAGAGTTTAAAGCTAAACTAAGTGCAATGAAAAGAGGAAAACTACGTGGACCATATAAAAAATTAGCAAAACAAAACAAGGAAATTACAATTTCACCTATTTAAAGACATAGATGACACTACGTTCATCTTACCAGAGAGAGATCGAATTCAAATTGTAGTTTTTTAATTAAAATCTAAAAATTTAATGGATAAAGCAAAAATCATCCACAATGTTTTAAAACAAGTGGATTGGGATTTTATTTTTCTATGCGCAAAGCATATGAAATATAAGTTAAAGAAACAAAGACTAACAAAAGAACAATTGATTTTAGATTTAACAGATATTTTGAAGAATATGTTAGAGTCTAAGAAAAATAAATTAATTGTAGACTTTTGGACTATTACAGCTGAGTATACTGAAGATGATAAAGTTTGCTTAGAAGTAATCTTCACCCCAATTATTGTATGGTCTGATAATTTATCAACAGGGAAATCGAAGAAAACAAGTGAAGAAAGATTAAAAGAAAGATTAGAGTTAGCACTTGAGATTGAAGATTACACTAAAGCAGCTGAAATTAAAAAAAGTTTAGATAAGTTGCAGTCAAAGTTAAAATAATTGTCTATTTAAAAATAAAACAAATCATAATGGCAGAATTTATAAAAAAGAATCCTAGAGGTTCAGATAATACAATCGCGAATACAACAGTTACAGTAACATCTCCAGAAGATATTGCAAGATTAGCTGCTGCAGATATTAAAACTAATGTTGTTGATCAAAGTATTAAAATCGTATCTGGTTCTACAGTTTTAGCGATTGTTAATATCCCTACAGTAACTAATTGGACTTTAGCAGGTACAAGATTAACTATTTTAGGAACTAATCCTTTAACATTAAGTTTTTTAAGTGCTTCAGAAGCAATTAACGGTGAAAGTCGTCTAGCTCAAATTATAAACGGTGCAACTTTAGCTTAATAAATGTATCTATCAACTAATTTTATAGCTCCATATGTTGGAACTGATAAGAAAATTATTTTAAGAAATTCTAGCAGTGTAACTGTTGGAGGTTTTAATGTTTGTCATTATCAAAAAGCTTTAACAGAAGGTAAGCAACTTTGGATTAATTTAGCAGATGTAAGATTGGTGTTAGATTTTGGAACTGAAACTGATGCTAAAGCAGCTTTAGTTTTATTACAAATTGCAGTTGAAGCTTTAGTTATAAACTGCGCTATAGATAGTGGATCTTCTACATATATACATGAACAAACTGTTGCAAATTCTATTTGGACTATAAGTCATAATTTAAACAGATTCCCTTCTGTAACAGTAGTGGATGATGGTGATGAGGTTATATTAGCTAATGTAACTTATGTAAATAATAATATAATACTAGTGTACTTCGGAAGTAGTTACACTGGGAAAGCTTACTTAAATTAATGAAACTAGGAAATCATTTAAACTTTAATCAGTATGAATTGCAAAACGGTGTAATTGAAAACCTTTCAATTGCTCCTAGTAATCCTATATCTGGTCAAGTGTATTTTAACACAACAGATAATTTGTTTTATTTATTTGATGGGACTAATTGGGTATCTTTAAACAATCCACCGTCTTCATTAAGTGGAAATGTTGATGTTGCTTGTACAGGTACAGATACTTATATAGGGGTAGGTTCTCAATTAGTATCTGATTATAATACATCTACAATTTATATTTGTACTTTTGAAAATGCAAATACATCAACTACACCTACAATAGATATTGACGGTGCTGGTGTATTAACTATTGTTAAAAGTGACGAAACAGGTATCATTGCATTAGAAGCAGGTGATATACAACCGTTAGTTTCTTATTTCTTAGTTTGGGATGGTGCTGTATCAATTCAATTATATACTCAAACACCTACTGCTGACCCTGGAACATATACAAATCTAAACCCTGTACCTACAACGATAGGTGGAATTTCGGCAGGTGTAACGTTTAATAATACGACATACTCTCAAGTTTTTGATACATTGCTTTACCCTTATATGGTTCCAAACTTTACAAGTTTTGCAATCACAGGTCAAGCTTTAACTTTAGAAGTAGGAGCTTCAATTGCAGCAGGAAGTAAAACATATACTTGGGGGACTACAAATTCAGGAAATATTCAAACAAATACTATTAGAATTAGAAATGGTGCTACAGTAATACTTGACAATTCACCAAATGATGGTTCTCAAGTAATCAATTTAGCTTCACCAATAACTAAAACAACTGTTACTTCTAATAGTTGGGATATAAGAGCAACGAGAACAAATGGGTCTTATATGACAAGAACTATGACAGTTTGGTGGTATTATAGACACTATTATGGTACTTCAATAAACCCTACATTAACAGAGACAGATATTGAAGCGTTAACATCAAATTTCTTAGGAACAACAATTACAGGGAATTATAATTTTCTTGCAGGTGGATATAAGTATTTTGCTTTTCCGAACACTGCACCTAACCCTACACTGTTTAAAGACTCAACAACTAACTTAGCAATTGCAATGGCAGACGCTACTGATAGTTATACAGATACAAATGCAGGAATATATTCTTTTCAACTTGTATCTGTTACAAATACATACGGTGTAACTATAGATTATAGAGTTTATCGCTCAAAATATATCTTAGGTTCATCTATTCAAATTAATATAATATAAGATAAAAATATAAATGGCAATATCAGGCACAATTCCAGTTACAGGTCCTATAGCTCCAACAGTAGAAACAGATGTATATTCAACTCACGATGCAACTTATGGTAGAGGTGGGTTGAGAACTGTTGCAGATAATACTGAAAGAAATGCTATATCTGAAGAGAGAAGAGCTGAAGGTATGGTAGTTGGTGTAATAGCTACTGGTTTATATTGGAAATTAAAAACTGCTCCTTGGGCATATGATGATACAGATTGGGATGTTTTCTTTGATATGTCTACATCTTGGACTTTAGATGGAAATGCAAATGGTGCAGAAAAATATTTTGGAACGAATGACAATTACGATGTTCCTTTCGTAGCTAATGGTAATGAAGTACTTAGATTGGGTGCTGATGGGTCAGTAAGCTCAACTAATGGATATTGGATAAATGGAAGAAAAGCTATTAACGCTGATTATGATACTAATTTTTCAATTGCATTATGGATGAGTGGAGCTGCACCACATTTTCCTGATTTTGGTACAAGTACGAGAAATGCTATGATCGGTATCAATGATACTGGAAGTATTAATATAACAACAGGTTCAAATAATTTTATTGCAGGTTCTTTTCAAAGTATTAACTTAACTTCAGGTAATAGAAATATATTAATAGGAGGGTATAATTCCCCTAATATAGTATCAGGGTCTGATAATATGTTTTTTGGCAATTCTAATACTACAAACAACGCTATTAATCAATCTATAGCTTTTAATGCTGAACCTACTGCTAATAGTCAAGTAGTATTTGGTCATAGTAATAGAGCTAGATATAATGAATTTTATTTCGGTCAAGGTTTATATACCCCTGATTCATATGGTAAATTTGATTTATATTTTAAAGCAACACCTTCATTAGCAGGTGAAACGGATAAAAATGCAACAGTGTCCACTTGGTATTTTGATGCATCTCAAGGTACTGGTATCGGTACAGGTGGAGGTTTCATATTCAGGGTAGCTCCACCAACAACAGGCGGAAATACTTTAAATCCGTTTATTGATGCTTTAATAATAGACCCTAAAGGTATTGTTCATTCTCATGGAGCTACAGGTATTATTTCAAATACTGTATTCGGTCAAGATTCGTTAATGAATAATGTTACAGGTCATGGTAATACTGTTTATGGTCAAAATATTATGACTCTTAACTTAGATGGTTTTTTAAATACTGCAGTAGGTTCAAATACATTACAACAAACTAATGGTAATCAAAACACTGTAGTAGGGGGTTATAATATGTATTATTCTCAAACAGGGGATAAAAACACAGCTATAGGGTATGCTGCATTGTTTAGTACTGATGGAGTAGGTGAACAAACTGCTGTTGGAGCTGAATCGTTAATGTATACAACTACAGGTGCCCAGAATTCAGCTTTAGGGTATAGATCATTATACTCTAATACAACAGGTATTAGAAACACCGCTGTAGGACATAGTTCTTCTTATTCTAATACTATAGGTGGTAATAATACATCTTTAGGTTTTTATTCTTTGTATAATAATATAGATGGTAATGGTAATTTAGCTTTAGGTAGTTATGCTTTATTTACTAACACTAGTAGTTATAGTGTTGCAGTAGGTTTTGAATCATTACATTACAATCAAGGTAATACAAATACAGCAATTGGTGGATATTCATTATATGCAAATTCGACAGGTGGACAAAATGTTGCTATAGGTTATTCTGCAGCTGAAAGCAATACAACAGGTGGTAGTAATACTGCAATTGGACATGCTGCTTTAGCAGGGAACACTACAGGTAGTTATAATGTTGCTATCGGTAGACAAGCAAATAGAGCTGTATCAGGTGATTATAATGTTGCTATTGGTATTTATTCAATGTTTAATACAGTTGGAACTGGTAGTTATAATACAGCTATAGGTTCCGGTACATTAGCAGGAAATACTACAGGTAATGAAAACACTGCTATTGGTTATTATGCATTAACAGCTAATACAACAGGAAATCAAAACGTTGCTATTGGAGCTGAAGCTTTATTTAGTAATACTACAGGTTTAAAATCAACAGCAATAGGTTTTCAAGCATTGAGAAACCAAACAACAGATGGTTATAATTTAGCAATTGGTCATCAAGCTTTGAGAGATAACACTTCAGGCACTGAAAACTTAGCTATTGGTGCTTATGATTCTATGAGATATAATTTAACTGGAGGTCAGAATATTGCTATTGGTTCTAGTACATTAAGAGATAATTCAACAGGTTCTCAAAACGTAGCCTTAGGTAGAGAGTCATTAGTTACAAACTTAAGTGGTTCAGGTAATATTGCTATTGGTTTAAGTTCATTAGCAGGAAACACTACAGGTTCATTTAATGTTGCTATTGGTAGACAATCAAAAAATTCAGGAAACGGTGATTATAATGTTGCTTTAGGTTATCAATCACATTATACAAGTAATGGTTCTAACAATACTGCTATTGGTGCATATGCATATAAAACAGCAGTTGGTGGTGATAACAACACGCTGATTGGTTATGATGTATTAAGTTCTTATGCAGGTTCACCTTCTGGTAATACGTTAATAGGTTCAAGTGTGATGGGTTCTGCTACAACTAAAGGAAATTATAATATTGGTATAGGGTTTCAAGTTCTTTATTATAATGAAGTAGATTCTCAAGTAGCTATTGGTCATAGGTCAATGTACAATACAACTACAGGTGTTCAGAATACTGCTATTGGTTATGAAACAATGTTAGCTAACAATGTAGGTTTTCTAAACACAGCAATTGGATATAGAGCATTGTATGCTAATACAACTGGTAACAGTAATACAGCTGTGAGTTACGCTTTAGTAGCGAATACAACTGGAGTAGGAAATACAGCAATTGGACACGTATCTTTAGCAGCGAATACAACTGGCCAATACAATACAGCAGTTGGATTTCAATCCAAAGGGAGCGGTGCTACTGGCGATTATAATGTAGCAGTAGGATATGCTGCTTTAAACGGAACAGGGAGTTATAACGTTGCATTAGGAACGCTTACATTATACTCTGCAACTACTGGTACTCAAAACACTGCTGTTGGAGGGAATGCTGCAAATGCTATTACTACTGGATCTAACAATGTGATTGTCGGATATAATTCAGTATCATCTATATTGACAACTGGAAGTAACAATACGGTTCTTGGAGTAAATACTGCTGTTACGAATGCAGGTGATTCAGGTAATGTAATTTTAGGCTACGGAGCAACAGCTACGGGATCGAACCAATTTGTTGTAGGTTCAGCAAGTGTAAATGCTGGAACTGTTACTGCAGAAGCTGTTACAAGTGATGCTACATGGACAGTAATTATCAATGGAACACAATATAAAATTTTATTGAAAGTATAATGGAAGAAATAACAAAAGAACAAATTGAAAAGTCTATAAAAGCAACCTTTGATAGTGTAAAGTTCATTGAAGCACTAAATCTTATTCTTGAATTAACAGAAGAAGAATTAGACGCTAAGAATAGAAATATAGAACATTTAAGAATAATGATGAAAAGAGAATGGTTTATAGAACATTTAACAAGTGAACAAAGAAAACAAATCGAAAATATAATTAACTAATGGGTTTAAATTGGATTACAAAAAATCAAAGAGAAAGAGAATCAACTAACTCAACGAGTTCTGGTTTTACTTCTCCAAATACAATTGACGGTTTATACGCTGCTGATATTATTATTTCCCCTAGTGAATTAAGCTTATTAGTTAGAAAAAGTGGAAGTGTATTAGCTCAAATATTAACAAATAAAATTGTTGCTTGGGATTTAACCTTCAACATCATAACAATAATAACTGAAGATCCAACGTACTTGGTTTTAAAGTTTCAAAGTCCAGTAGAGGCGATAAATGCACTAACAACTATTGAAAGTGCAGTTAATTCTTAAAGTGTAAACTATTTAAAATAAAAAAACAAACAAATGTCATTTTCCGCAGCAAATTTTATAATATCAGGGGCAGGTACTGATAAAACAATTCGTTTTAAAGACGATAACGCTACACCTGTAGGAGGTTTATATGTATGTAACTTCAAAAGTGTTGCTACAGAGGAAGAAACTATGATCATTCGTATGACGAATGAACAAGAGTTTACTTTTACTTTCATCTCTGCAACAGAGGCTAAGTTAGCTATGACTAACTTAAGAGCAGCTGTTGATAATCTTTTACCAAATTGTGCTATTACAGTTCCTATAGCAACACCAACAGTTGTTGCTGTTCCTAAAACTTACGTAAACTTTAAAATTGATTTTGCAGCTAATTCATTAGTAGCAAATACAGTTTATCAAGTAACAGATGCTGCTGGGACATTAGGTTTAGGTGCTGGCTTTGTATTCTATACACAGTTCCAAACCACTAATGCAAATAGTGGGGTAATCAAAGGGTTTAACGTTGGATTCTCAAGTTATTATGATATCGATTTGAATTCAAATTCAGTTTTAAGTAAAAATGATCCAGTAGGTAAAATTAAAATTGATAGTCCTGTTTCTAATGTAAGTGTTGTAGGGGCTTTTTCAGATAGTTCAATTTTTGATTCATCTTTAGTAGCAAATGATTGTATTGCTAATACAATTGTAGGTTCTAACATTACAGCAAATGATATTAATAATTCTAAATTTTATAACTGTGCTGGTTTAATCTTGAATGATGTAAACGATTCAGTTTTTTCTAATTTAGTAGGAGATTTTTCTAGTTATGATTTTAATAATGTGAAAGTAGATCGTTATGATTACAATGTAGGTTTAGTTGGATCATTAACTATGGTAACTTCAAATGCAGAAGTTTATACAGCTTTCATTAATGAAAACATTTTAGAAGTACCTACATTAGTTTCTGACATTTATGCAACTCTAACAAGTCCATTTACAGATGTAGCAGTAGATTTTAAAATTAAAGTTCCTTTAGCAGGAATTGGTTCTAATAGAACTTTAACAATTAAAGATTCTGCAGCAACAATAATTGATACTATTACAAGTGCTCATGCAGGTTTAACTTTAGTTTATTCATTCAATACAGTTACAGGTTTATTTGAAAAGGTTACAATGAGTAATGGTTTAATTAAACAAGATGTAACAGTAAGTTCTAATGGACAAACTTTATTTTCAAATGCACTACCTTATATTCCTACTACACCATCTTCTATAATTTTAACCGTGAATGGTGCAAAGCAAACATACTCAACTGATTTCACGATTTCTGGAAGAAGTATTAACTGGGTTAGTACTGATTTTGATTTAGAAACAACAGATGTAGTTGTAGTAAGTTTCTGGGAAGGTAAATAACAATTAACATAACTATAAAAACAATATAAACAAATGTCAAAAATAAAAACAAAACAAATAGATGCATATATTGCTGCACCTGTCCTTGTTAGAAGTTTTGCTAGTGCGAATGGTGCAAGTAATAATGTTACTACTGCTATAGCAAGTGAATTAGCAACAGCATCTAATTCTGGAGGGGCAGTGGATGTAGTAAATGCATCTACATATAATACTCCTGGTATTATAGTTGGAACTACTTATAAAATAAGATTAGTTAGATCAGGTACTAGAAAAGTTATAACAACGAGTGATGGTTTTGAAATCTACGGGAAATTAACATATAGTTCCCCAACTTATACTTTAACTTACTATTACACTAATAAAACTGGTTCAGAGGTAGCTACTAATATTACAGGACCTATCACAATCGATTTCCTTTTCTATTACCAATTTAAGTTAAAAGATTTACCTGTTAACTCTCTAACAAATATGAGAGAATTTTTTAACAATGGTGTACCTGTAACTATGGATGATATTACAGGAACATCTGGAGGTTATTTTATAACAACAAATGCATCTACGAAGAGAGCTGAATCTGTTTATGTATTCAATGCAGCCTCTATTCCTTTTTCTTCTGTTAATTACGTTGCAACTGATGTTGAAGCAGCTTTAGATGAAATTGCTTTAAACCCATTACCAACAGTTATTTCTCAAGATATTAAGTTAGCTAATGGATATATTTACACTTCACAAAATGGAGTTGGTAATGTTAACACTCGTTATGGTGGAGTTAATAGTCAAGCATATATTGGTTCAGCATTAGTAGCAACTGAAGGTTGGTTTCTAGCTACACCTACATATGCTGAAATTGCATATGGAGATATTGCTAATGCAAGTAGAATTAGATTTAGAGTTGACTCTACAGGAGCACTTTTAAATTCTAGTAAAGTTATATTAGGTTTTAATCAAGAGTTTTATTTAGTAAACAATGCAGGAGCAAATGTTACAACTGCAGATACAGACAAATTAGCTATAGGAATTGGTGCAAGAAACGTTGAGTTTGATACAGCAGTTGTAAATTCAGTTGCTGTAGCTGGTGATTATAATGGTTATCTAGTTGATCAAAGTAATTCATTATATACTTTGAATAAAATATATATGGTTAACACAGCAGGGACTTTTGCAACACAATTATTATCTGCTGCAACTTCAAATATAACTTTATCTTTACCAATAGTAACAAGTGATATAGCTGGTGTTACTACTGCTGCTGCTAACTATCTACCTGTTTTTGATAACTCTGGTGATGCTATTTTTACAACATCTCTAGTTTCACAAGATTCTACAACAAAAGAATTAGGGGTGAATACAGCACCAGTTAATGATACTATTATTTCAGTAGAAGCTTTTAACGCTATTGGAACACAATATGCAGGTTACTTTAACGCTGTTAGTGGTTTAGCTACAAATAATTATGCTTTAAGGTTAAATGCTGAAAATGCTGTAACAGCTAATTATGCTTTAGCAATTGACAACGGTGATTATTATCATCAAAATGGTTTTATAGGAATTGGAGCTACACCTACAGTTACTGAAAAAATTAATGTTGAAATAACTGCAGAAGAAAATGCTTTAAAAATTGTTAGTACATACCCAGGATTAGTAACACAAAGAGGTGTATATTCTTTATTAAGTGGGGTTAACACAACAAATATTGCAGGTTATTTTTCTGCAAGTAATGCTACAAATAATTATGCATTAATAGCTGCTGCTGGACAGTCAGTTTTCGGAGCTACATCTGCAACTACTGCTGATGCATTAGTTGAATTTACTTCAACAACGAAAGGTGTTGTTTTCCCTAGAATGACTACAGTACAAAAAAATGCAATAGTAACACCAGTGAATGGTATGATCGTTTATGATACTACTTTAAATTCGTTTTACGGATATATGAATAGTGCATGGAGATTAATTAATACAGTTTCTAGTGCAGGTACAAGTGGTTCATTACCAAAATTCGGATCTTCTGGTTATGATTTAGTAGATTCAATTGTAAGTGAAGCTAGTAGTATTGTTACTATTAAAGGTCAAGCTCGTGTTTTAGTAGGAACAACTACACCTTTCGATACAACTTCAGAAAGAAGTTTCTACACTGAACATAAAACTATAACTGATTTAAGTGCTGATAAATTAGGTTTACTTTCTATTAATTATTTAGAAAATCAAACAGTTAATAATAATGCAGATATTATCTCAGGGATAACAGGTATTGCATATTGGAATCAAACAACACCTGCTATAAGTTTAACAAAAGATTTATCTGCAAGAGGTGTTTTCGGTGGAGTTTATATGACTGGAAATGGTACTATTAACTATGCTGCAGGTTTTTCTACAACACATTCTATTGGAGTAGGTTGTACTGTTGACAATTTAATTAGTTATAAAGCTAATATGGGTAATGCAAATGCTGGTACGATTAATGAATATAGAGCTTTTTATCTTGACGATCAATCTGCTTTAGCAGCAGCACCTAGTGCCGCTAATCGTTATGGTTTATATTTAGCTGACCCTGGTACTAATTATATTGAAGGAACTGTAGGTATTGGAACAAGTTCAGTAACAACTTCAGCTTTATTAGAATTAAGTTCAACAAGTTTAGGTTTCTTACCACCTAGAATGACTACAGTGCAAAAAAATGCAATAGGTACACCTGCTAATGGTTTAGTAGTGTTCGATACTACTTTGCAAAAATTATGTGTGTATACTTCAACAGGTCCAGGTTGGGAGACAGTTACATCAGCTTAATTATTAAATTAATTAACTTTAAAACCATATATTTTAAAATATATGGTTTTTTTGTTTAAAAAAAACTAACTTTAAATTAATATATATATTAAAAAGTAAACAATGGAAATTACAGTACAAAAAGCAATTATTGCAAGTAAAGCAATTGAATCAGTTTTAGAGATAAAATTACCTTCAAAAGTAGCTTATCGCTTAGGTCGTTATTTAGATAAAATGGCACCTATTGTTAAACAGTTTGAAAAAACAAGAAACGAATTGATTACTACTAAATACGGGATAGAAAACTCTGAGAACCCAGGAACGTTTAAAGTAGATGATACTAGAATGTCAGAATTTTTAGCTGAAATTAATGAATTGTTATTAGCTAAAGAAACAGTAGACATTATTTCATTAACAATTGATGATTTTGGTGACGTTGAAGTTCCAGTTTCATTCTTTTTAGATTTAGAAGGATTTATCACAGAATAATGTTTCAAGTTTTATTTTATTTATTTACACTATATGGACTTTGGACTTTTATATCCAAAGTCTATTTGTTTTTCCAAAACCCTAAAGTAAAAAGGTTTTTAAGAACTTTCAGAAGAGTTAAATCAACAAGACATTTTAAAGAAATACGAATTAAAGAATAATGACAATAAGTAATACAGGGTATTGGTTAGATGATAATCTAGACAATCATCGTTATGATGAACCATTAGCACAAGAATTATTAACTTTTTTTAAGAATGAAAAAGCTAATTCTATTGTAGATTTTGGTTGTGGTCATGGAAACTACACTAAGTTGTTAAACCAAGAGATTAACACTGACGGATTTGATGGGAATCCAAACACATTTGAATTAACAAACGGATTGTGTAATGTTTTAGATTTAAGTCGATCTGTTGATTTAGCTAAACAATATGATTGGGTTTTATCTTTAGAAGTTGGTGAACATATTCCTAAAGAATTTGAAACTAGTTTCCTTTATAATTTACATAGACATAATACTAAAGGAATTGTTTTGAGTTGGGCTATCCCTGGTCAAGGGGGACATGGACATTTTAATGAACAATCAAACGAATACATCACAGATTCAGTTTGTGAACTAGGCTATGTTAGAGATAAAGAAGCTGAAGTAGCATTAAGAAATTCTTCTACTTTCTTTTGGTTTAAGAATACAATTATGGTTTTTCGAAAAGTAAATTAATGGTAGACTTTGATATAGCATTTAGTACTATTCATAGAAGTAATAATCAATATTTTTATGAAACTTTAAAAAGTTTTAAAGAAAATACCTCAAAATCTTATGACACTAGTTTTATTGTTGGTAATTTAGATAATGCTTATCTAACTGAATTGAAACTAGAACCTAACTTTAACATTACACTAATGAGTGAAAAAGAATGGGATATGATTAAAGATAAAGGGAAATGTGATAAATTCAATATGAATTTTTATCGCTGTTTAACTTCAAATGAAAATAAAAAAATAGCAGGGAGATTATACTTAGAAGATGATATAATTTTTAAAAAAGATTGGGATTTACAACTAAATGAAACTATAGCTTCTTTGAAAGAAGTTTCCCCTGAATTTGCTTTGTCTATTTATACACCTTACAACTTATCTAATCATCCAGGGGAAATAGTAAAATTCGATAAAGGTTTTTACGGAACACAGGGAGTTTACTTTACTAGTGGTATTCTAGAATCTTTCGCAAACAAAATTATGAATGAAGGAATTTTAACTTATCGACATATGGCAGATATCTTATTGCAAGAATTTTGCATTGAAAATAATATTCCTTTATATGTTATGAAAGAATCATTAGTTCAACATATTGGTGAAGAGTCTAGTATTCATAATAACACATTTCACAAAGCAACATCTTTCAAACAAAATTAATATAATGCGAAAGCGTCATTTACATATCATTTCACAACCTATAGGTTCTATTGGGGAAATAACTAACGATCTTGTATCAGGGTTGAAAGATAAATTTCACTTAACTCAAGAAAGATTAGGTGAAATTCCTAAAGAATTTGACATATTATTAAGTCACTTTATTCACCCATCTTTATCTAAGGATGAAAATTTTATGAAATTTAAACATAAAGTTTTAATACAACCTATTGATGGGACTGACATGACTAAAGTGATTGTAAAAGAATTAAATAAATACGATTTAATTATTACCCCTGCAAAAGCTGGGTTAGATATTATGAAGAGAAACGGTGTGAAAACTCGTATTGTTATAGTACCTAACTACTTTAAGCAAGAACATTTAAACTTACCAGAGAATGTAAAGATTGAAGGGATACCAGATGATAGAATCATTTTATATCATGAGTCAACTTTCCATTCAAGAAAAGGTATTGAAATTTTATATGAAAGTTATGTAAAAGCTTTTTCAGATACACCTTATGCAAATAAAGTAGTTTTAGTTTTGAAAGATATGCCTTTCAACGAGTTAACTTTTAATAGAATTGAAAATTTAAAAGAAGATACAATAAAATTACAAAGAAGATATGTTAACCCTGCAGAGATTATAAAAATCTCTCAATATTGCAACTGGGAAACTTTACAAAAGCTATGGTCTAAAGCAAATATTTATGTTTCCTTTGCTAAAATCGAAGGATTTGGTATACCTTTATTGAGAATGGCTGCATTACAAAAACCTATAATCTCTTTAAACAATCCAAATAGTGGATATGTAGATTATCTAACTTTAGATAATTCTTATTTAATCCCTGTAAAACAAAGGAAAGCTGAGGATGAACATATGACAATTTATAAACCTACAACACTTTGGGGAGTACCAACAATTACTGATACAATAAAAGTACTAAGAAAAGCAGTAGAAGATTATGAAAACGGTAAAGAGAAACTAGTTTCTAAGCAAACTTTAGAAAATATGACTTTTGAAAATATTTTAAAAAAATATGCTTCTGTTTTAAATTCCTTGTAATTTATTCTATTTATTAAAGAATATTCACTTTAAAATAAAAAAATAATGTTATCAACATATGCACAAAAATTATTAGCATGGTTTGGAATCTATCAAATTACTCCTACAGAGTATAGCAACAGATTAGATACTTTACCAAGAGTACAACGCAGAGGTGTTTTCGTTTCAGCTTTATCTGAATTAGTTGCTTACGAAACTTCTTATGGATACTTTACATTCTAACATATCTATTCCCCTTCTCATAAGAACAGGGCGCTTAGAATAGATTTTTTCAAATAAAAAGCTCGAGAACATTCTCGAGCTTTTTTTATTTCTTACCATATAAGATTTTTAAATTTTCATGAGTTAAATCTATCATCATTTTTCTTTTTTGAGTTGGCATCCTTAAGACAGATTGATAATCAAACTTTCCCCAGAATACTAAAAAATTAATAGATCTTATTAAATACTCTCTATATTTGGTTATATTCAGGCCAAAAGAATCCGATACCCATTGGCATCTTCACCCCCTCCTGTGAGTGAGTACATTGAGGACATACAACATCTTGTTTTGTATCTACTTCTAAATCAATTTCTCTAACTTTACTTTGAATATAACGAGAGTCAACCATAGACAATGGTGAACCGTTATTAGCGACTTTTAACCATTGTTGAATTTGATCTGCACCTTTATAAATTTTACCGTCCTTATCAGTAGCTTCTACTATAACACTTAATAACTTACCAGTAATATTAAAATCTTTCGAATGTTTTTCTTTTTCTTTCTTAATATTCAAACGTTTGTAAAGTTCTAACTCTCTACCAACAGAAGGTGCGACAATTTTGCATTGTAACCCTGAACCTGGTAATGTAATAGTTAAACTACCATTATCAAATAATTCTTTAACGTGAGCTTCATTGAAATCTGGTGAATTAAACCCTCCTAAATCCCAAGTTATATTATGTTTATGACCACAACTAGGACAACTTTGCTTTACAATATACTCTCTACCAAACGCTCCAATTCTCAACCACCATAAAATTACATCTCTATCAACTGATACTAAATCTTTAGCATTGAAACCATTTTCATCTACAATACAATTTTTTAAAATTTCAGTAAAGATTGTACCGTTGTCATAATAAGATTTAGTCGTAAGGATATCTTCATCTTCCCAATTTAATTTTCTTACTTTCAAATGAGAAATGTTTTTATGAATACCTTTGTAAAAATACCCATTAGAAGGTAATGGAATATATTCTGCTTCCATATCTGGGTTTGTATTTGTTGAATTTGATTTAGGACCTTCGTGTCCTTCTTCTCTTATTTGTTCTGTCATTACGTTAATTTGTTAATTATTAAATTTGTGTTTTTAAATACATAAAACCCAAACAGGGTTTAATTTTTTATATTTTTAAACCCTTTTCAAGGTTTTATATTTATTATCACAATTACTTCTCAATGGCTCTAAAATTTGGCTCGCTTTTCGATGGTTTAGGTGCAGGTTTTGAATCTGCACTAGATGGTGTTGCAAAAAAGTTTGCTTCTAAAGTAGATGCTTCTGGGTTCGAAGAAGCTAGTGGTGCTATAGATGATACAGCTAAAGCAGCTGCTGCTGCAGCTACACAAATAGTTAATTTGGAAGATCAATTAACACGAACAACAGCAGGTACAGCAGAATATATTAGAATTGAAAAAGAATTAAATTCTGTTAAAGAACAAGCTAAAACTCTTTCTGAGCAACAAAAAGATCATGAACAAAACTTAAACAAAGAAAAACAAAAAACTATTGATAGTTTAGGTAAAGAAATCAATACGAGAAGTAGACATCAAAATACTTTATCTAATATACAAGCTCAATTTGAAAAAGATCAAACTGAATTATTTAATAGTTTTAGAGCAGGTTCTGATGATGTTAATCAATTGAAAAAAGATTTAGCAAAATTAGAACTTAAAACTTTAGGTAAAAACTTAGGAGCTCAGTTATCTTCTGGTGATGTTCAAGGAACTATGAATGCTGCAGGTAATTTTGCAGCTAATACGTTTCAAAATGCATTAACTAAAGTTTTACCACCAGGTATGTCTCAAGTAGCAGGGTTTATTACAGATAGACTTGTAGATGCTTTCGGTCAGGTTATGGAATTAAATAAAGAGTTAGTTAATTTAGAAAGATCTACAGGTGGTGTTGTAAGTGCTGCAAAGTTAGGTTACGATGCTATGGGAAACTCTGCAGAAGGGTTTAAGTCTTTAAAAACTGCAGCAGTTGAAGCTAATATTTCAGTTGAAGAATTTAGTGGAGCTATGAAATCTTTAGTTAATGCTGGGTTTCAAGAAGGAATTCTTGGAGCAATAAAACCAGCAACTGAAGAGTTACAAGCTTTCGGTGTACAAGCAGCAAGGATGCAAAAAATGTATAATGCTGACTTAGGACCAGCGGTAGCTAAGTTTATGAATGATTTTGGTATGAAAATGGGTGATGCTGCAAATTTTGTAGGAAATGCTGCAGATAAAGCTCAATCTTTAGGTTTAAATGTTCAAGGTTTCATGGAAAACTTAACAGCAGTTGCAAACTTAGCAGGAGAAGTTTATTTTAAATCTAGAGAAGAAATGCAAAAGATGGCAACAATTGCATCTCAACTAGGTGTAAGTGTTAACACTCTTGCTAGTGGTTTAGTTAAAATGACTAATATGAATGATTTATTTAGTCAACAACAAAAAGCAGCTTCTTTAGGTTTAAGTTCATTATCTAAAAATTTAGGTCAAGTATATGCTTTACAAAAAACAGGTAGAGGTGGAGAAGCTGCAAAATTACAAGTTACTTCAATAGCTCAAGATTTAGCTAAACAAGGTTTAATCAATAAAGAAGGACAAGTTTCCCAACAAGGTATAGAAACATTATCTGCAGCAGGTTTAGATAAAGAAGCAATTGCAGGTATTCAAAAAATGGCTCGTGAAGCTCAACAGTCTGGTATAGCGTTAAGTAAATTAGGAGACACTTCTAAATTAACTAAAGAAGAACAAGAAAGATTAGCTGCAGTTCAAAAAGCTAATATGACTATAGGTGAAAGAATGAACGTTGCTTGGCAAGGGTTTTTACAAAAAATTATTGATCCAATTGCTAACATTTTGGGTCCAGTTATAGATGGTTTAGCTACAAGTATAGCTTGGGTAATAGAAGCTCTAACACCTATTGCTCCAATTATATTAGGTGCATTAATACCTGTTATCTGGACTGTTGCAACTACATTATTAGCTGGGTTTGTTCCACCATTAATAGCAGCAGCTATTGGTTTATGGGCAATGGTTTCACCTTTATTACCTTTAATTGCTGCTTTTGCAGCAGTAGCAGCAGTTGTTTGGTTAGTTGTTGAATATTGGGAAGAAATTGTTGATTGGATTTCTGATGCTATACAACCTTTAATAGATGGTTTTGTATGGTTATGGGAAGTTTTAGATGAATATGTTATCTCACCTATAACTGAATTTTTATCACCAGCATTTGAATTTTTAGGTGAAGTAATTGACGGTTTAGTAGCTCCTTTCAAATGGTTATGGGAACAGTTAGAAAGTTTCGGTGACTGGTTAGCTAAATGGTTTGGTAGTGACGAGGAAGAAACTTCTAAACAAGCTCAAGGTGTTATGACAGATTGGGGTCAATTATTAGGAGATGTTCTTGAAACAACTACCCCTAGTATTCCTAATGCAGGAAATATAGTAAGTTTTACTCCTAGTTCAACATCTTCAGATAATGCAATTTCTGAAAGATTGATGAATCAAGCATTTACACCTCCAGGTGAAAGTAAAAAGACAACAAACGTTGTTGTGAACAATACAGTAAGTGGTATTGTAAGTTCAGAACAATCAATAAAAGCATTATAAAATGGGTTTAGCAGCAGATTTAGCAGCAGATATGATATATCAACAGTATTTGCAACAAGTTAATAATCTTCGAAATGGATTATTAGGAAATGGTCCTGTTAACGGAACTAATGCAGGTGATAGTGAAACAAAAGATTATTACAATAAAGTAGCAGTTTTAGGGGCAGCTATGACAGGTTTAGAGGTAGCTCAACAAACATTGATGGATAAGAAAACTGATAATTACTATAAAGGATTAGAAGATTATTCAAAACAATGGGAAGTTGAAATGAAACCACCTGATGAAGTTGAAAATAGTCCAACTCAATTTCCTGTTGAAACACCTCAACCTAAAATTAAAGCACCAGATAATGTTCAAGAGTTTATAGATAAGAACAACGAAACAGCCCCTGATGTGGAAAAATATTTTAAAGCTAATAATAGCAACGTTTTTGATTTAACAAATTTAACTAGCAGTGACACGCCAAGTTCACCTGGACAAGATGTACCTGGTCATTCTGGTGAATATGGACAAACTTTATCTAATTCATTAAAGTTTGTTGTACCAGATGGTAAAGGTGGTTCTCAAACTTACTTTAAATCTTGGGTATTACCCAATGGGCAACCAGATCCTAATAGTCATGGAACACCTAACGAACCGTTAACAGAAAAAATTAATGCTATGTTAGAAGAAAAGAGAAAGAAAACCCCAGGTTCATATAAGTTCTTCATTGAAAAATTACACGGTAAATCTGTTGACGGTAAATTTTATAAGAAAGGACCTATTAAAGAAGGTTTAAAAAGAACTGATTTACCAAATCGTATGGTATTCCCTGCTTATATAAGTAAGTTTAATGATAGTTATGCTACTTCATGGGGTGATTATAAATTTGTAGGTCGTGGTGAAAAAGTTTTTGCATATGAAGAAACAACTAGAACTATGCAATTAGAATTTTATATTATGTCAGATTTTTCTGCTGATGTTTTAGTTAAAGCTATTGATGATTATAATGCTTTATTGAAAGACCCTAATGCTGCAAATTCTAATAGCAGTTTAAATGCAACTACTCCCAATTTGCAGAGTACATATGAAACGCCAAATATGAATTCTTCAAATCCAAGTAACAGACAAGCTACAGATTTAGAGGTTATGAAAGAATTACAAAGAATATGGCCAGATTGGGGAACAGGTACAACTCCTGACCCATCTCTTTCAGGTTCTTCTAGAACAGGTTTTGTTCAAGGTGTTTATTCCGGTACACCAGAAATGTTATGGTCAAGGATGACTTTCTTAGCACAATGTTGTTATGCATGGTATAGAAAAGATGGTAAGATGAAAGAACAACCGTTCGTTAGAGTTAGAATTGGTGATTTCTTTGATGTCGTAGCTAAAATAGATAGTCTAAACTTTACGCAAGACGAATTTGATATGGACTTAAATCCTTCAGTAGTAGGAGTTGTGCCAATGGGAACAATTGTTTCTATGAGTTTGACAATTATTCATGAAGATGAGCCAACGTCAGAATACCCTCGCTTTTATCATAGAGCAGATTTTGACACACCAGATACTTTAGGGTATGTCCCTGAGAGTCTTAGTGAAAACTCTGACACACTTGATAGTACTTTAGATAAAAATAAATCTAATTCACCTGTTGCATTTTTATCTCGTTTATCTGAACAAGGTAGAGAAAAATTAAATTTTCCTAAAGATATTAAAGCAGTTCAAAGTTCATTAGCAAATTTTGGAGGTTCATTGAAAGGTTTACAAGGTTTAAAGTCAAATTCTTTAAACTTATCAAATGTTGAGAAAGTAAAAGAGCTTTTATCTAATGCTAAACGTTTAGCTGATATCTCTGATAAGTTAAATGTAGAAAAGTTAAAAGATGTTAAACCTACTTTTGACCTTGGAGAATCAAAGAAAACAGTTAGTTCTATGAGTAATTCTAATATAAACGATGTAACTTCTACAACTGGAAACTTATCTGCAAAACAAAATGTTGTTACGATGGATCCAAATAAAGTAGATTATACTAAACAAGCAGCAAATAATAAAAAATTATTTCCACAGTTTTCACAACCGAAACCTACACCTCCAAATGTTTAGTGTAATACTTTACGATAATTATTTAATATAGCAGGAAGCTCTGAAAAAGAAATATTTTCAGAGCTTTTGATTATCTTATCATCAGACCATAAACTAATTGTAAAAGTTGAATCTGAATATTTTTTTATTCTAATTTCCATTAAGCTCTTCGTTAATTGAATAAATTTGGTGACTTATTTCTAACATACCAAGAGTTGAAGGGTCAGATTGTAATAATTTAAGAGCTAAAGGAAATTGTTGTTCTGTAAGATTAGGAAATAAATAACCTTGAATTGTGTTTTCTCTGACTGGATTCCAACCGTGAGTAAAAGCACCAGAAGGTGTACACCCTAATAAGATGAATATATCTCTACTTTTCCCACCACTAAAAAAACTTTTAATCATTCTATCAAACCATTCTTTAGTACGATAGTTTGCTTCTGATTGTTTAGCTTGTTCTAAAGGGTATATAACTGTATCAATAAATTTTGAAATACAACCAATCGTTCTTTCATTTAATAATAAAGTTATTTGATAGTCTCCGGGCATCTTATAGTTTCTCCTTTTTGATTTAAAAAATCTAAATTAGGTTCAATTCCTTTATTTGGAAAATAAGGTGGTTCTACTTTGGATTTCGATTTCTGTTTTATTCCTTTTCCCTTTAATTTCTTCATTAATTTTTTGAATTGTATTTATTGTTTCCCATGAATTAGATTCTTCAGACCAAAGTTTAACTTCTTCTAGGAGAAATTTTTCACCTACAATTCCATTTTGCTTTGTATGAAGTTCACATACATGTGAATTAACGTTAACAACATATAAATAGTTTTGACCATGTGCTCTTGCTGCATTAAGTGTAAGACTCTTTTCCCACGTACAACCGAAAGATTTACTTAATGGTATTTCTACTTTATCCCCTTTTTTAAACTTCATAATTATACGAATTTGAAATATCACTCCAATTTATAGGGGTTTTGTTTATCGTTTCCACTATTAATAAAGGGAGAATCATTCCAGTAGAAGTTATAATTTCTATACCTGTAAACATACTATTTAAACTTATAGCTTGGAATTCACCTTGGTCAATACTTAACATATGTTCATAAAATACTTCTTCAACTGAGGAAATACGTTTACCGATTTCTATTTTCAATAAACTTCTTAAAATCTTTTCTCTTTTCTCTTTATCTTTGATAAATGAAATACTATCACCTTTTTTTAAAGCAATTCCTGTTTTCAATTCTAAGTTCATTAAGAATTCAACTTGTTCCCATTCAAATGTATCTTTCACTTTTCTTTTGTTTATTTTTTCTTGATTAATCATAATTTCTATAAATGTTTTTTTAATCAATTCTAAAAACTTTAGCTTTTGGAAACCTTGGAATGTTATATTCTGATACCCCAAAGTAATGCACAGTTACTTGTTTTCCAATATATTTTCCTTGATTCTCCCACATTTCTATTGCTTCTGTATGTGAAAATGTTAACCCAGCATTAAACTCTTTTCCTTCTTTTGTCTTACAAATAATTGCACCAGCCATTCCACCTCTTTTAGATTCTTCAAAACCAACACATTCGAATTCAGCATCTTCAAAGATTTTGTATTTTATCAAATTCCAAGTTCTTTTATGAATATATGGAGCATCAGTTGTACGAATCATCAACCCTTCATATAAATCTGCTAAATATAATTCTAATTGACTTCTTAAAGATTCTTCTGTTGCTATCAATTCAGTAGTAGGAACAACTTTAACAACAGAAGACTCAAACTTTTGAATAATCTCTTGACGATTTTTATAAACTAAAGGTAATTGCACATCGTAGATATGATATTGAATTGTTTGGCATAATTCTAAATGTTTATCTGTTTTCTTTTCTTTTTTAATTAAACCAGATAATTGGTTGAAAGGAAACATATTTGTATACAATTCACCATCTAACCATAACTCTTCAACATTTGAATAATGTTCTTCCCAAGTGTTTCTTAAAGATTCTTCAAGGTGTTTTAATATTGGTAATTTCTCCCCTTTACGAGAATATAAAGTAATTGAGTTTTCAGTGATATGAAATATGCCACGCAAACCATCTAATTTAGGTTGTACATAAACTGTTTTACTTTTAAGCTCTAAGTCAATTAAGTTCTTAGACCCTTTTTGCTTCTTCGTAGGGTCATACTTTTGAGCAAGCATTGGCTGTTTAATACCTGTCCCTAATTCAGTTTGAGGTTTTGCAAGACTAATATCTTCAACATACCCAGCTTTCATTTTACTCTCAATCTTAGAATTGATATCAGATATTGCTTGAGTTTCTGGTGTAGTTCCGTTAGTTTTCCCAATGTTTTTACCTTTCGTAACCTTTGTTATAGTTTCAGCTAATTTACCATGTAACTTACCAGATTCAATATGAATCTCAACATGAGAAGCTAATACTTCAAGCCAAATTCTCCAAATTTTAACTCGACCTTTCGAATCAAGTTGATATAATGTTTTATTTACCATAGGTTTTATTTTATTTAAAATTATTATTTAATCACTAAACTTCCTACTTACTAAATGTTAATACCTAAAACTAAAATGTCATCTACTTGTTCTAATTCACCTTTCCACATACTTATAGTGTTGTGTAATTCAATACCATGTGAGTTAAAAGTACTTCTTAATGAAGTTAAAGTTTCTTTGAAACGTTTTGTAGAATATTTCTTTCCATTTTCACCACCAAATTGATCTACATATCCATCTGTAGTCATGTATAACTTATCTCCAATGTTTTTACGAATTGTATGTTGCTCATATTGCGTTTCATAATTATTGTCTCCTCCAATTGCTTTCTTACTGGCAGGATATTCAACCAAATTATTATTATTTACTATATATAAATTACGTTTAGCTCCACAAAAAATTATTTCATCAATGTTATTATCAATACAAACCAAACCGATTTCCATTCCATCCTGACGACCTAATTGTTCCATGCGTTTTTTCAACTCATTGTTAACATATGATAAAATATCTTTCGGTTGGATAAAACGTTCAACAGCTTGATTTAAAAACTCTGTGCATAACATTGATAACAATGCACCTGGTACTCCGTGACCTGTACAATCTGCTACTGCATAATAAATTCTATTGTTAATTTCTTTATACCAATAAAAGTCACCACTTACAATATCTTTTGGTTGAAAAAATACAAATGCATTTTTTAATGCTTGAGGTAAAATAGTTTGTTGAATACCTGCTGCATAATTAATACTATCAGTAATATCTTTATTTTTTTGTTCAATAATTTGCTTTTGAGCTTTACTTCTTTTATATTGTTTAAAAACAATTACTAAAAACACAACAACTAAAACTAATACAATTATTGCAATGATTATGATTTTTTGTTGATTTTCTTTTTGTTCGTTTAAAGAATTGATTTTAAATTCCTTTTCTTTCATTTGAAATGAAGAAGCTAATTTAGATTGTTGTTCTAATTGTGCGTAGTTAGTTAAACTATCTTTATAAGATATTGTTAAGCTATAATATTTACTTAACTCTTCAACATTACTTGTAGAGATATAATATATAGTTAATAAGTTAGCGCAAGTTAATTTATTGTCTAAAGAAGAAGTTTGAGTAGATAAGATAGAATCAATTTTTTGAATATCGTTTTGAGTTACAGTTTTTAATTTTGTTTTGATTTCAAAAATATTCATTGCTACTGTGTTAGAATATAAACCTGTTTTTTTAGCTTCTAACAATGCTTCTAAAACTTTATTATAATCTTTTTTCAAATCATAATATTGTGCGTAAGAAGTGTAAAGTAAATATATTGTATTGTTATTGTCAGGTTTGAATTTCTTTACTTCATCTAATAGAATTTTAGCTGAATCAAGTTTCGATTCAATCATATAAAAATTAGCAATTCTAATTTTTATAAATTGTCTTGTTCCAGGATTGTATTTTTCATTCAAAAGAGAAATGAAAAGTTTTTTAGATAAAGAATAATTCTCTAAATTCAAATAACAATTTGCTATTGTTAATGATAACAATAAATCCTGTGTAGTGTTTTGATTTTGTTGTTTTAAACAAACTTGTAAAGCTTGTTCTGTTTCCCCAAGAGCTTCTAAAGAATCTACTTTTTGTTTCCAAGTGTTAGCAATAACATTTGTTGTAACTGCTAATAAGATTGTTAAGATTAAGTTTTTCATATCTTTTAATTTATATACTAAAGATATAGAGAAACTTGTAAACTTCCTACTGAAAACAATAAAAATGTTTACAAATGTAACCTACGCGCAGTGCAGGTTATACTTCATTTTCATTTAATTCACGGAGATAAGTAGATAAAATCTGGTCGAATTTAAGGAAAGGTCGTATGAAACGAATGAATTCTTTAATTTCCTCATCGTTTGGTTCGTTTGTCCAAGGTAAATTTTCATTGTACACTTGTTGTCCTGTACCTGTATTTATTGCAATAATATTATAGAGTTTCATTTATATTTGCTTGTTTTATTCGATAATCTTCCCAAGATTTACAGTTTTCTAAGAGTGGAAATAATTTCCAAAACTTTTTCCAAACAGATTTATTAGCTCTTTGTTTAGGGAAACGAATTGAAGTAATTGACCCACCACCGCTTCCTACTCGTACATCTTTATTATCTCTTCCTTCCTTTTTAGGTTTTGCTTGATATCTGCTACTTAACTTTCTACTTTCATCATTTTTAACACGCCATATTTTATAGAATTCAGATTCTGAATAAGTAAATGAACTTATTTTATAAGCTTCAATTATTTTATGTTTTACAGAATCTGATTGTTGTAAATGATAAAAAGAATTATCAGAACGTTTAAGTGATTCTTTTACATCTGCTAAATACACAGGTCTAATCTGAAAAACTTGTTTTAAAATTTTTCTCTGTTTTGCAGAGAGTGTTTCCCAAAAAGTATTGAAGATAATATCATCAACGATATTTACTTGCACTGTTTTTTTTGTTGTTGTTTTCATAAAAGATATGTAACTTTTATTTTACTCCTCGTAATGCGGTTCTTTTGACTCAATTGAATGAACTACCCAGACTTTTGAATTCCATAAGTCTGATATAGATTTGTAAGAACGTTGTTTACTTAAATCTCTTTGAAGTGAGAACCAGAGGAAATCTTCTTCTATTATTATCTTATAAACTGTTTCAAAAGCAGTTTTATAGTTAAAATGCCAAAGAGTTAAAGCTAGATAAAATATAAACAATACAACGAGTTTAAAAAGAATGATGTAACCCCAAAGTACAATCAAAATTAATTTCCAAAGATATTTCATATGTGATATTTTTAACTAATACCTAAAGATATGATATAACCTGTAAACTTTCTACTATTTATAAAAACAATGAGATTTAACGAAACAAAACTTACCGACCATTATAAAGAAAGAGTTAGAGATAGAATTGATAGTTCTACATTAACTCTACCTTTTCAATTACCTCAAGTTCAAAATTTTTCTGAAGGTGAATTACATAATCTTATTAAAGTTGAATTAGATAAGAAAATTAAAGAAAAAGCTTTTCAAGCTGGTTCACAAGATTATACAAAAGATGATTTTGTATGTTTAGTTATAGCTGAAATTAGTATTGTTTATAAAGGTAAAAGTTATTTACCTGTTATATCAAATGATGGTCCTAAAGGTCATGTTTACTACGCCCCTATTTTAAATGATGCTTTGATTACTTTAGTGCTTGCAGAGTCAGCTGACCCAAGTGTTTTATTATCTCGCTGTGTACAACATCTACAAAGAAGCAAACAAGTGCAAGTTACACCGGAAGATTTTGCTTTATATAGATTACCTGGATATAAAATAGTTTTTGATTTAGATAGATTCATTCAAAGTTTAGAAACACCTAAAGAGGAAAAGAAAATAACAGCTGAAGAATTACCTTATAAGATTAGAACTGATTATAGAAAAGATGCTGATTTTGAACATATGACCTATGGTAAAGGTAAGATTGTAAACACTTCAAATGGTGTAAAAGGTGTAGGTGATGCTCACGGTAAATTAGACTGGGTTGATGTTGACTTTAAAAAACCTTTTGTAAGTCAAGGTAAATTAACTACTGTGAGAAGAATACCAGGGATAATTACTAAAATAGGATTGAACTAAAGGTTTCTTATAATACTTATAAAACATAGGTTTCATATTAATTTTCTCTTTCAACCTTTCTCTCGATAACTCTAATTCAAAAGAGTTAAAAGTCCAATTATTATAATATGAAGTTTTCGATAAAGTTTCAATTTTAGTTAAATAGGATTCAACTATTTTTTCATCAACTTTAAATTTACGTTCCTTCGCTTCCGCTAACAGTTGTAAGTAACGATAATGCAACCATTGCAACTTATTGTAGAAAAATATAACATGCCCTGTTCCTAATCTATAAGATGTAGGAAAGTTAATTGTTTTGTTTTTTGATTTTTTTAATATTAAAGAAAAAATACGAGGTAATTCTCGTATTTCTGCTTTTAAATGTTGGTCAGTTAATTCTTTCGGAACAACTAAATTAATTCTTGTCATGCTTTAACAATATGTGCTAAAACTGTCTTAACTCTTTCTTCTATAGAACCTGTTACAGTTATAACTGATAAATTATTATCTTTAATATACTTTTGAATTGCAAGGTCAATGTTAATTCTATCTTGTTCGTCTGTAAAACGAACACCATCATTAACTATTGGAAATTCAATAGGTATATAAAAAATATGGTCAATATTATTTTTATGCTTATCGAAGCAGTCTTGTATGTGTTGTGTCTTCAACCCTTTAAGGTAATATTCTGTATAAACAATAGCATCAATAGGTGAACGGGTTGATATTAAGTTCTTATAACTAATATAATTTTCATATGCCCAACATGTTAATTCATTCAACACTATTTGCTCTTGAACTGACGACATAGAAGATTTTTCTTTTGCTATTTTAACTGGTCTAGAAAACCCATCAGTTGTAAAAGTAAAGGGTAAAGTTTTTCTAATTTCTTCTAATAAAGTAGATTTACCTGTAGAATGTGCACCTAATAATATATTCATTGTATTTTTTATTTGTTTAAAGATAAAAAAAAAGTGGTTAAGAATCCACTTTTTTTATTAATTTATATATTTGCTTGTCGTTTACGAAATCTTCATAACCTGTTTCTTTAAAACCTTGTTTTTCATAAAACAATTTTACTTCACTTTCACACCAACAATCTATAAAACTACAACCTAAAAGTTTAGCAAGTCTCTCAACTTCTTGTGTTAATTGTTTACCATAACCTTTACCATGTAAAGTAGGACAAACTTCTATTTTTGAAATATGAAAAACTTTATTGTTTTGCTCTAACCTCCAAGCTAGATAACCTATAATTTCTCCATCAATTTCAAATTGAAGTGCTGTCTTGTCAGTAAAATAAACCTTTAACCAGTCAAATTTACTGTTTGATGTAAAACTATTTATAGGTTTAGTAATCATTATTGACCTTGTTGTTTAACTGTATAGTGATATACATTTTTTAACACTGTTGGAATCATATCATATGATGTTGCTCTAACTGGGTTAATGTCCCATGAACCTCTACGAGAATATAAAAGCATTACACAACAATCTTCTACTTCTGGATGACTTTTTAAAGCAGTAAATAATTTTTCTGCACAAAATTCATGGAACTCATTTACTTCTCTTAAAGAGATAACTTCTTTAAGTAAACTTAAAAGATCTAACTTAGCATTCTTAAGTTTAATTTTTAAATAAAACGCTCCTGTATCTTTTTGTTTAGTATGACGACAACGACTACGTAAAACATTCGTGTAAACAGAATATGTATTATCTTGCTTATCTTCAATAATTTTTAAATGTTTTTCTTTTGCACTGTAATCTGTAAAAGATTCTTTTTCTAAAAGTTCTAAGTCGATTAAACTGTATAAATCTTCATATCCTCTAGCAGGATTAGCTGCTGTCTCATGTTTGTCCATTCCTTCTTTGAAGAATTTTACATCAACACTAACTTGTAAAAGTTCAGATAAGTCTTTTTTAATTTGATTTGTATAATTATCAACAGCTGTATTAAGTGTAGCTCCCATTTTACACATATCAAATGAATTTGTGTAAAGTTTAATTGATTTAGATTCTACCATAAACTCTGAAGATGCATCATAACTAATTTTTAATGTACCTGCAACAGGTAAACCATTATCAAGTAAAAATGTAGCCTCATGACAATGCCAAGTATCAACCCCTACAAATTCTTTACCAGTGATTCCCCAATCTTTACGAGCTAATTCTCTTGGCATAGCTACTAATAAACTAGAGTCAAACTTGTCTGTATAAACAGCATAACTACCACTTTGACCTAAATGCTTTGATGCAATATCATTAATTGTTGTTTCCATTATAATTTTTTATTTATTGAATAAATTTGTTCTAAATTGTCTTACGTTATATGCAATAGTACTTATCTGTGAGTGTTGCAAAACTATATCTAAATTTTCAGCTAACTTTTCTTTCGGCTTATCAACTGTTAAGTCTAAATTTATATTAGTTTCAAACTTAATACCGTTCCAACCGTAAACAATAGGAGCTGAAGTGTCAACAGATTTAATATACTCTCTTAATCTTTGAGGGTATAAGGTAAATTCTTTTGGTGTAGCACAACCTAATAAATGTAAAGGTTTCTTCATTTCTACTTTTGAAATCAAATCAGAAATTACTGCTACTCTATGTAGTTTATAATCTATATTATCGTAAATTTTATAAGTTGTATAGTCATATTCTTCTTTAGTAAATAAATCAAAAGGTACTGCAATAACTTCTATTTGATCTACTGTGCAATAAAAATTATATAACTCTACAAACTCTTCAATTGATTTCCCTTGCAACACTCCTATAAACTTTGGTGTTGATTTACCTCCGAATTTTGCTATATATGCTAAAGCTCTCGCTTGTGTTAAAGCTTTGTTGTGCAAAGCATCAGGTAAAATTAAATGAGAAGGTTTATATTGTTCCCCTATTTCAAATAAAATATTAGGGTCATAAGAATCACCTAGTTCAAATGCTGAATTGTCTAAGATAGAATATTCATATTCTTTTATAATATCTTTATAAAAAGTTGCATAAGTTGGGTCAAAATGTTCACCTCCAAAGTGTAAAAGATGACATAATGCGTACGGATAATCATTAATTAAATGATGTTGTGCAAATAATACTTTAGGTATTTCGTGAGAAATTAAAGGAATGTAGTTCATATTATTATATTTTTTAGTTTTTCTTTTTATTAAAGATCCATTTATCAATATACCAAAATATCATAGCTCCAGTTAAACAGTATAAAAACAAACTCCATAATAAGTTTAAGTGTAAATAATCTTGTAAAAACCATAAACAAGGAATACCATAGATATTTCCTAGTTGCCAACGTAAATAGTAAATCAAATATTATTTCATTTTTTTGTAAAATTAATCTATTTATAAGAAAATAACAAAGAAACAATGAAATTTAACGAACAATATCCAGCATCGTTTGATAATTACCCAAGACCTTCGAGAATGAAAAAACCTGATGTTTCTCGAATTGATACAAGTGCAGCTACAAGATTTATTGGTTATATTGGAGATCAATTAAAAAGTATTTTAATTGATAAGTATGGTAAAACTCGTGGTGAAAAGACATTTCAAGGATTACTAGATACAGGTAATAATGCTATTTACACAGTTTGTACAGATATTATCAAAGAAAAGATTAAAATGTTTCAAGATTTAGGTATTCTTGCTCCAGAATATATAAATAAAGATTACTTTGATACAAACTATTTTGCTTTATGGTCTAAATGGATGGATGAATATGTAAAGAAACCATATTCTCATTTGATAAAGAAAGAAGCACAAGTAAATAAATTGAAAGAAGCTCTTGAAAAAATTTCTGGAAAAAAAGTAAAACTTGTTGAAAGTAATACAAAAAAAGATTTTAACCGTGCTAAAAAATTAGTTATTTCAACTATAAAGTACTATTTCCCTGATCTCACCCCTGATGAAAAACAAGAATTATGGGATGCTGTTATTGAAGATTATTCAGAATCTGATATTAGTGAAATAACAACGCAAGATATAATAGAAATTGCAGAAAGTTCTGGTATAGGGTATGCTGGAGATGATGATGAATAGTAGGTAAAATTAGAAACTATAAAAAACTCATAACTAAATGAAATTCAAATTAAAACATTCTTATTATAAGAGTGCAACTCCAGAAAAAATGCGTAAAATAGGTGATGCTATTTTAATCGCAGGTCCAATTTTAGAAGGTGCGGTAATGCAATTACCTATTTCTGATATAACTAAACAATGGATTAACTTTGCTATTACAATCTTAACTGTTGGTGGTAAAATTTTAACTAACTTCTTTGCTGAAGATTCTGATGCAGAGAAAATTAATTCTGATATACCTCCAGTAGAAGGTGAAAATTAAGAAAATTTAAAAAGCTAGATATTAATCTAGCTTTTCTTTTTTTTATAACCTCCTTTAAAGGTTACTGTTATATTTTCTTCTTTAATATGAATGTTAGGTTTAGATTCTCTAGGACCTAGATAAACTATTATCGTTATCGGCTTTATATTTTTAGCTACCCATTTAATTTTACGAAATTGTAAATCGCTAGGTTCACCAATACCTTTATAAGCTTCTAACCCTAACATAACTTTAAAAGTTCCTAAAGATTTAATTTCTATATATTCTTCATAGTATTCAAAATCAGGAGTATAATACCCGTCAGGTGTTTGTATTCTATCAGCTTTAATTGGTAGTGTTTTCTTATATCTAACACATTCTTTTAAAAACCGTAACTCCTTTTTACCTTGACACTTAAGACCTTCGTAAACATAAAATTTTACTTTAGATTTTTTCTTTCTTCTCTTCGAGATTTTTAACTTCTTCACCTTTGTTATTTTCTACGTATAACTTAACAAACTTAGTTCCACCTTTTGTTTCTTCAAGTGAATGAATATAAAAAGTCCATTCTGGATGTTTTAAAGCTAATGTAAACAAGTAAGCAAAAGAAGAAAATGCATGAGTTTTAAATACTCCACCGTTTTTAGGGAGAACTGGAACAACAACTATATTTTGCTCTTTTACAATTTCAGAAATTACTTCAACATAAACCTGTGAATCATGAAAGAAAATACAATTATTTAAGATTTGTGCTTTCTTTTCTTGAATACATTTATGTTTATTTAATTCAAAAAAAATATTTTGAATTGCTTTCAAAATGTTTAGCTCCTTAATCATTTAGCTCACTATTAATTTGATTAATTAAACTAAATGGTATACCGTTTTCGTTTTCTAAATCATTATCATAAATCCATTCAGGGAATTGGTCTAACTCAAATGTAAGAGTTGGTTCTGTAATCCCTGTATATGTATACGTAATTGGGGATTTGTAAGTGTAAGGGGAAGTAAAATCAACTGGTGATCCATAACTAGTGTTACTTGAACCTGTAGTGATAACTATTGAACCCGTTGAACCTGTTGAACTTATACCTGTATATGTGTAATCTGTAGTGTATATAAAATTTGCCATTAAGTTATTTTGTTTTATAAGCTTTACTCTTCATAAATAGAAGAATTTGTAGTATTTTCGAAACACTCTACTTTTACAACTTTACAACGACCACCGTCTGTTAAAGCTAATCTTTCGTTAAACTTATCGAAAACTAATTTAGCAACAGACTCTGCTCCCATTTTATCCATAACAATTAACTTACAAATTCCCATTTGTGCTAATTGTTGAAAGATATCTAAATAAGGGTCATCTTTTTCAATAAGAGTAGTGTGGTCAAACTGATCATCTAACCATTCTCTCAAACCATTACCATGAGGGGGTTTCTTAAATGAACCGTAATCTACAATCCAATTCATATCATCTAATTGTTTGTCTACATCTGGTTCATTGGATGCAAACCAAACTTTAATTTCAAATGCATAACCATGCAAAAGTTGACAGTGACTATGTTGAGCTTTCCATTGTCTCAATGCTACACTAAAATTTGTAAATGTTTTTGCTGAAAGATATCTTGCCATAATTTTCCTTTTTTTATAAATCTGTTAACTTTTATCACAAACTACAAGTTTAAGGGGAAATTAGACAAAAAAAAGCCTTAGATTAGATCTAAGGCTTATTCTCTTACTAAAGAGGTAGATTATTTTCTACGTTTAGTGATTGCGTTTGCAGCGTTAACGATTGATTCGTTGTAACGTCTTCCAGCAATTACATTACGAACATGTGATACTGAAAACCCAGTTTTATCTGCGATTTTAGAAGCATCTTCAGTTTTGATTTTGCTTTTGTTAACAAAGTTAACTTTAGAAGTTTTCGCTGTTTTCGCGTTTTTGTTTGTTTTTGCAGATTTGTTACCTGCTTTGCTTGTTACTTTTGCCATAACGTTTTTAAGTTTTAAATTATTAATACAACATAAAATTATTCAACTTTTAACATATAACCAATTATTTTGTGCTCTTTTTAGTATTAGAAGGTGACGGTGATGATGATGGATTTTTTTTCTTCTTACGTCTAGGTTTATTTACAGGATGTTTTTTTACAATTATAGGTTTAGTAGGTTCATCTTTACTTACCTTATGAGCACCTTGATTTTGATCTGATAAACTTTGAGAAAGTTCACCGTTTTGAATAGCTTGAGCATATCTATCAACTAAAGCATCTTGAATAGACTCTTTATATAAAGGAGCAACTTTAGATACTGTATTAGGTCCTTTCTTTTCTAACTTTTCAACTAAAGGATTGATTACACCTTCTTTTCCTACTTCATTAAGATAATCTGTAGAAAGATCTGAATGTCTTTGTAAATCATCATTGATTTTACATAAAACATGAGCAAATAACTTGTCTGTAATTTTCTTTTTGAAAAGTAATTGAAAACTAGCTATAAGTCTTTCTCTGAAAGAAAGTTTTTTAGCATTAGCTCTTATTCCCCAATATTTTTCTACATCTGATTCTAAAAACGGGTTTAACCCTAATTGAATCATTTCCATTCTAGTTTCAGAACTAATTTTAGATAAAGTTTCTTGAAACTGTGACTTCCCCTCTTGTGTAATGTTCATCATTATTTTTTAATTTTAAATTCCTAATGTTAAGCATAATAAAAATGCTAAAAATAAGAAAATTGCAACTTTTGTTTTCATATTGTTTTAGTTTAAACTCCTCGTTTAGCGTGACCGAACATTAAACAATGCAATCTCGGTGCAAACACCCAACCTCTTTTAATTGCTTCTTCAGCTACCCAACCTCCTCTTTCCATTAATTCTTGAGGAGTTATACCTTCAGGCATTAAATATATATCAGTTGGACGTACTCCTTTTAAATGTTTAATGAAGTCGTTTTCAATTTCATCTAAATCCTCTACTTTTGATACAACAAATTTTAATTGAAAACTTTTATGTACTTTTCTCTTATTGTAATTTATTTCAAAATAAGTAGATGTTGAATCTCCATTGAAACATGAATCAATATACTTTTGAATTGCGGGGATATCTCTTCTAATCTCATCATGTTTCTTCTCCCATTTTTCATTATATTTTAATTTAGGGTCGATTTTATGAGCTAACTCAACAGCTTCTTTAGTAGGGTTAGAAGTTTTTAACTTAGGAGACATAGAAATCAAATTAGTGTACTTAGCAATATCATCTGTATAGATTGTTGCATTCGTTTCTATTGTTGTATGAAACCCTTCTTGTTGTAGTCTCTGTAACAACTCAGCTAAAACTTCTTTTTGTAAAGTTGGTTCACCACCTGATATTACTATATGATTAATATTACCTCTGTTTTGATTTACAACTGAAACAATATCTTCAATTTCAGTTAAGTTAGTTTCAGCATAATGACTTGAATAAGCTGTGTCACAAGGTGTAGCTCCACCTTTATTATCTCTGAATACACATCGCAAATTACACCCAGAGGTACGTATAAACAAGACAGGAACACCTATGAGTGCTCCTTCCCCTTGAAAAGTCCCTGCTACTGAATATTCTGTGTCTAGTTTTTCTGATAAACTATTACCGTCTTTATCTTTAGTAATAGGAAAGATTCCATTGTTAACTAAGTTAATTTTACTCATTATAATTCACTGTTTATTGTTTTAAATAAATTTTGTAATTCAATAAAATTGTGAATATAAGATTGTGAGAACAAGTCAACAATAACTTCTTCTATATTTACTCCAGAAAAGTTAGATTTTAAAATTGGTTCTACTTCAACTAATGTTTTGTTGAAAGTTTGAATTACGTTTGCAACATCTAATTCTTTCAAAAATGTTAAACAAGTTTCTTTTGAATCAAGTTGAAAGAATGTAGAACATACTCTATAAATTAGAGGAACGTAAACATGTTCCATTCCTTGTTTAAATAAATGAGTTAATTCAAATGCTGTATTGAATCGATCAACTAGTATTGGTTGATATGCAACATCAACTCCATCTAATAGATGAGCTTCTCTATAATCTCGAATAACCCATTTTTCATTAGCTTCTAATTTTTTTAACTTAGAAATATTATCAACTAAATCGTTGATAGGTACTATAGATTTTCTGACGACTTGAATGTATTCTGTTGATTCATCATCATCTTCTTCAAAATCTTTTCTTGAAACCAGAGACCCTAAGGTAGCTGCTCCAGTGCGTGGTGCTTTTGCCATAATTATAATTTTAAAATTTGTGTCTTATAACTTGAATAACATCCCATGCATCTTGTAAGGAAGTATGAGAAATTGTTGTATCTGTCAACCCTGTTCTTTTTTTACATTCTTCTAGATTAGGTAATCTATCATCAACTTTAGGGTCGAAAAATAAAATTGCAGGGTCAATTACTCTATGAGAGATTTTAACAACATCTGTAAATACTCTACCAAAATCACAATCATGTTGTCTTAAAAAGTTCATATCAAACATTCCAAAGTTTTTACCTGCAACATTGATAGTATCTGTAAGCTTATAACCGTTCATTTGAAGAAATAATAAAAAACGTTCACCTAATTCTTTAGCAGGTATAATACCTAATTCTTCTTTTTCTTGTCTTGTCTTTTTAGAATTATCCCCTATCTTTTTAAACATTTGACTATGCATAAATAAAGGAAAAGCTTCACCTTTATAGATTGGGTATTCTAATATAGCTTCAAATTTAGGGCATTCTTCGAAAGGTAATTTTTTTTCTAAGTCGTCAATAATTGCAGCAAATTCAATAATTTGACCTGTTCTAGGGTCAAGAGATGTTGTTTCTATATCAATAGATATGTATTGTTTCATTTTTTATTTTTCTTTAAAAATAAGTATTAGTTTTCAAACTAACGTTACAATAAGTTATAAAACAGAAAAACCTTAAGATTTCTCTTAAGGTTTCCTATATTGTGAAGCTTTTCTCCGCTTCGTTGGAGCTCATAACCAAAGTAAATTTAGTTACTTAGTTTTATATTACCAACTTATACTAAATTATTTATTTCTTTTTCTAATTCATCAGCTAAATTAAACATATCTTTTAAAGAAGTAAACCAAGAAGATAATTTTGATTTAATATATTCATAACCTGATTTAATCTTATCACTAACTCCTTCTTCTACTGATATTGATTTATGAGCTGAAAAAGGAATTTCTTTTGACAAAGCTGCAAACTCGTTTTCAACTACTTTTTTTGTAGCTTCATTTAATTTAGACATTAATATTGCTACTTTATCTGTAGGAGTAGGTCCTATTGTTTTAAACCCACCGTCTTTAATTTTAGCAACAATTTTGTCTACCTTTTTTGTTTTAACATCCAAAGCTCCCATAACTCTAAAGATTTTTTCTTTCAAAGCTGATTCTGCTTTAAGTTTTTCTTCAATCATGTTTTTGAAATCTTCTTCATGTTTTTTTATTTGCTTAGATAAAACTTCCCAATCTCTCATAGCTTTATCTAAACTTGTATGTGAAGGTTTTTCATTGTCAAATTCAGCTTCTACTATAGATTCAACTAATCTATTATAAGATTCATATGTAACTTTTAAATTACCTTTGTTAGCATAGATCAATGATATAGAAAAATCACAATAAACTTTTCCTTCTTTTGACTTCATTGTTCTAACACCTTGAATTGAAAAAGAAGGAATATTAAATTTTGGCATCAATATTTCTTCTAATTTTCTTTTTATCTCATAAGCTTTAGATTTTGCAATCTCACGAGTGAATTGCATTTGTTGAGAAGGTTCTTGAATCTCAAATCTTACTCCAAATTCCCAAATATCACCATTTTCATGAATGAATTGCAAATCTGCAGCATCTTCTTTTTTAAATTCTTTATCAAGAACTTTTATTAACTCTTGAACTAAAGGATTATCCTTGTAAGTAATTATGTTAACTGATGTAGATACATTTGCTGTATCACCACCAATAGCTTCTTTAATTATTTTTTCAACTAGTTCTTTACGATTTTTCATTATTGAACAGGAAATTGTTATATTTTTATTATAAATAGTGAGAAAAAGGAAAAGCTCAGAATTAACTGAGCTTTTCTTATAATTTTATTAGTCTATTACTATTATTAACTAGTTCCCTGTAGAACCAAAGCCACCTTCTCCTCTTTCAGTTGAAGATAATTCATTCACTTCTTTAAATAAAACTTGAGGGTAAGGTAAAATAATTAACTGAGCAACTCTGTCCCCTACCTTATAAACTTCACCTTTAACATATGATTGACCTGCAACAGTAGTATGTTCAGTATAAAATTTTACTTTAACGTTTCCTCTATACCCTGAATCGATTACACCTACGCAATTTGATAAAACTTGACCTGTTTTGTAAACAGAGCTTCTTGGAAAGATTAACCCTACAAACCCTGGAGGTATTTCTAAAGCTAAACCAGTATCATATTCAATATAATTACTACCACCTTCTTTAGATACTGCTGTTAAATCCATCCCTGCATCACCTGCTTTTGCATAAGAAGGAATCACAGCATCAGGGTGATTTTTTTTAATATTAATTTGCATTAGTCCTATAAACATTTAATTTTGTTTGTAAATTTATGCTTTTTTTAGATAAAAGACAATAGTTTATCCATCTATTTTAAAATAATCTTTGAAACAGTAATGAAACCAATAATTTTTAAAATCTTAACTCTCTATAAGAGAAGCAAAGTTAAAGAAGATTATATTGTTCTTTTAAAGAATTAAGAGTATTTGCAATGTTCGCAATGTTTCTCTTCAATTGGTTCATTTCTTTTTCTGAACTATAAAGAAAATTGCTATTGCAAAAGTGATAATTAGAGAAAGGAGATTTATTTGGTAAACTTAATTTTTTTAAATTTTCCAATCTTTCTCTTTCTTTCTTTTCTCTTTCTTTTCTTCTTTGTTTAATACCTTGATATTGTTCTATTTCATTTTCTTTCAAATAAGAAGTTAACATAATACTTGTTTTCTTCTTATACATTTTACCTTTAGAAATGAAAGTAGAATAATAAACAGTAGAATCAAATTGCTTGTGTAAAGCTGCAGAAACAGGGATATATTTAGTTTGCACTTGACGAATAATAAACTTATCATCAATTAACTTGTGCATAAATTGATGCCCAAACCCTGAACTTTTACCAAACAATTTACCTAAACCTTTCGAAGAAAGATTTGTTCTATTACTACGTTCTAAGTCAGCTAATCTACAGACATGTTTAAAATTGTACTTCAAGAGATGTTTTTTATACTTCTCTTTTAGCTTCTCACAATGGATTTTCTGTAGTTTGACGACAAAGTCAGTAATATTATAGATTTGTTGATCGTAGTTTGTTCTTACTACGATTTTTTGAAATTCATACAATAAGTTTTGGAAAGAATCATTATTAATAGAAACAAATCTATTAAATGAAATTTCTATTTGACTTTCATCTTGTATGTTATTATGTTTTATATATTCTAATTTATAAAGTTTTTTTAAACTTATTAACCTAAAACCTTTATTATCTCGTTTAACCCAACCTAATTCAATCATCTTATTAAGATGTCTTCGATAAGTTTCTTTCGAACCTGGGTACCATGAAGGTTTACTCATGAAAGAATGAGAGTGTCCACTAATATGTCTACGTTTCAACTTTAACCATAAAACAAAATATTTCAATTCTCCCTTTTCAGCTATAAATGGAACAACTGTTGGTGGATAAAGAATTGTGTTTTTATTAAATGGTTTACTCATTTGGTGGTAAAACTGTTTTTTTTTATTGTGAACAACAAGGAAAATGAACAATTTTATATAAAAAAATAAATAAATGTCTAAACTTAACAAAGTAGTGAAAGTAATTTCTCGTCCTTGGCATTATGATTCTTTGTTTATTAAAGTAAAACAAAGTGAAGATAAAATTTACTATAATGTTGTAAGACGTGAAGGTAATACTTTAGCTGAGATTGAGTTTAATAAAGTAAATGATACAATAAAAGATTTTACAAATATTGTTAATAGTGTAAGTGCTTACAGAAGTAAGAATAATTGTTTACGTGTAAGGGTCTTTGTCGAAGATTATGATAATATTTCCCCTCTTCTTGAAGAGGAAATGAAATTAAAAGTTCAAAAATTAGACGACAAGCTTGTAGAATTCTTTGACTTGTCAAAAATGAATGAAATTGTAAAAGAGTTTACTACAGTAATAGATGTATTGCAAAATGATAAATAAAAACGAATGTTTACTAGCTTTAGATGCATCATCTAAAGTAATCGGTTATTCAATTTTTGATTTGAAGACGAAAGAATTACTGAAAATCGACAAGTTTCTTCATGATGAAAAGAAAACATTAATTGAAAGAACTTTAGAATATGAAAAACTTTTAGTAAAACTAATTGCAGAATATAATATTACAGAAATGGTTATAGAGGAAGCTTTCAAAGCTTTCACAGGTGGCGGATCATCAGCAACAACTGTTCAAGTTTTAACAGCTATTAACTTTGGTTATCAACTGATAACTACTAAGAACAATATTAAAGTAAACACTATGACCGTAAATGAAGCTCGTAAAAATTGCTTTCCAGGGATAAAAATACGAACGTTAGCTAAGATGAGAGGTCAAAAAGAGAAAGATTTTTGTTTTGATTTAACTTTACCAACTTTACAAAGTTATTATACAACTAAAACTATAAGCAAAGGTAAAAACAAAGGTAATGTTGTATATGAGGAATGGTGTAAAGACATGGCAGATTCATATATTTGTGGGTACGGTTATCTTAACAGTAAAAAAATAATATGAGTAAAATTGCTATTGCACAATATATAAGAGCTTTAAAACCTTTAGGGGAATATAAACTAAGAGGACATCAATTACAATTTGATTGTCCTCATTGTTTGAAAGCAGGTTCTAGTCCAGGGAAGTTTAACTTAGAAATAAACACTCAAAGTAATATTTTCAACTGTTGGGCTTGTAGGTATTCTGGACATATTTCTAAGTTAATCAAAGAAAAAGGGTATAAGGAATATATTGATTTATTCTCAGATAAAAAAATTCACGATTTTAATAAGGAAGAAAGTTTAGAGTATGAAAGAATTTTCTCATTACCTAAGTATATTACTAATGCATGTAATAATGAGCAAGCTAAACAATACTTATTAAGTCGTGGGTTGATAGAAGAAAAAATTAAGGAAAGAAATATTAAATATTGTTATTCTGGAAAGTTTAAAGACTGTATTATATTTCCATCATATGATGAACATGAAGAGGTAAATTGTTTTGTTTCTCATAATTTGAAAACAAAAAAATACACAGTTAATAAAAAAGATACGTTTTTTTGCTTCTATGAAACATTTATCGATAAACGTTCCCCTGTTTTTTTAACAGAAGGTGTTTACGATGCATTATCTATACCTAATGCAATCCCTTTATTAGGGGTAAGTGTTTCTAAAGAATTATTAACATATCTTTCTAACACTACTGTAGTATTAGCAATGGATAATGATTTGAACCCGCGAGTAAAGAAACAATTATATAAACAATTATATTCTGTTTGTAAGAAAGTAATTCAATTACCTTTTAAAGGAAAAGATATAAATGAATCTTTTCTAAAAAACAAATTACAATTAGTAGAAACAATACAAGCAATATATACAAATAAGCAAATATATGACTATCAAACAACCTAATAAAATTTTACATCTTGCTGACATTCATATCTTTTCAAAAAAAAGACATCAAGAGTTTAAAGAACAAATTAATAAATTATGTTCTTTAATTGTACAGGAAAAAGTAGATTTAGTGTATGTAGGAGGAGATGTTGTTGACAGTAAGGCGCGTTTAACACCTGAACAAGTAGAAGTTGTGACTCATTTCTTTTATCAAATATCTAACTTATGTCCAATAGTTATGATTCCAGGTAATCATGATTTAGATTTGAAACAATCAGGTAGTTTAGATTCATTAACACCTATTGTTGACAATATCAATGCAACACATCCAATTTATTATTTGAAAGATACAGGGATTTATACTGTGTATGATATTGACTGGGTTGTGTGGTCATGCATTGATAAGAAAAACCCGTTTGAAGTTGCATCTAGTTGGAAAGGTTGTACTACTGATTCAGATTGGGTGTTAACCTCTACAGAGATTTCTATTGATGAATTTGCACTTTGTGATATTGTTATGTTAGGTGATATTCATAAAAGACAATATTTTAGAAACAATGAAATTGCTTATAGCGGTTCATGGTTGCAAGTTAATATTTCAGAAGCAGAAGAAAAAGGAGTTTTAATCTGGTCTTTGAAAGGAGATAAGTATGAGTCTGCATTTCATAAATTACAAAATGATTATGGTTTTAGAACCTATGAAATACAAAACTTAGATACTTTCAATGTAGATGAAGTTACTATTCCAACAAATAAATTTATACTTAGACTTTTATATGTAGGGACAGAAGAAGATTTTTCAACGATTAAGTTCTACGAATTAAGAAAAGATTTAAAGTTAAAGTTTCCTAACGATATTATTTTACAAAAACGTTTTAAGAAGAGTAAAACATCTAAAACTAGGACTAAAACATTAACAGACACGTCAATAGATTTTTTTAATAAATTTTATGAAGATCAAGGTTTAAGTAAAGAACAAATAGAAGAGTTAAAACTAATTGATAAGCATTACAATAAACTAGTAGACAGTTCAGATTATCAAATTGGAGAATATTATATTGAAGAAGTTGAAATCGAAAACTTTTTATGTTACGGTTCAAAAAATGTTTTAAACTTTGCTTCATTGCATGGTTTAACAGGTTTATTTTCTCCAAACAGATGGGGTAAATCTTCTATTTTATCTAGTGTATTATTTTGTTGTTTTAATGATACTTTGAAAGGAGTATCATCTATTTCTTCATTGATTAACGATCAAATGCCAGAGAACACTCAAGCATATGTACAAGTTAAGTTAAACATTAACGGTGTTTCTTGGAGAATTAAAAGAACTATTATACCAACATCAACAGGTGGAAAAATTAAACTAGAAGTTTATGAGACAGTTGAAGGTAAAGAAGTAGCAAGACATGAAGAAAGTAGACCTCAAACAGATAATAAAGTTTTGCGTAAACTTTTAGGTACGAAAGAAGTATTTTTAACAACTGTTTTATGTACTGCAACAAACTTAGATGAATTTTCTAAATCTAAAAATTCAGAACGATTAGATTTAATTATGAAATTTTTAGGTATTTCTATCTATGATCAAAAGTTAAAGTTATGTGATGAAGATCTTAAAAAGAATAGTTACTTATATGAAAAACTTCAAGAAGAGTTAGAGAAACTAACCCCTTTAAATGTTTTACAAGATAGAAAGAAAGAATTAGAAATTGAGAGAAAAGAAAATCAACAAAAAAGTATAGCTTTAAAAGTTGAAATTGAAAAACATCAATACTGGAATTCTGAATTAGAAGCTAAAATTAAAGCTCTTAATATTATTGATATTACTAAGTCTTTAGTTGATTTGAAAAGAGAATTAAACGTTATTGATGAGGATTTAAAATCTAAAACTTTACAATTAAAAACTTTAGAAAGCAAAGAGAAACTTTTACTTTCAAATTGGAAATTTGAAACAAGTATAGAAAGTCCTTTTCCTTTTCCTGATTTAAGTAAAGAAAAAGAAAATATAATACAATTACGTATTGATTTAAAATCATTAGAAGATCAATTATCTTCAGAAATTTGCCCTACTTGTAGTCAAGTTCGTAATAGAATTGATAAAGAACAAATTAGAAAAGATATAGAATCGAAAACAAAAGAGTTAGCAACTATTAAAGAATTAGTTCAAAATATAGAAACAGAACATAAAAAAATTAAAGAACAACAAGCTTCTTATAAAGAAACTAAAACAGAAATATCTTTAATTTGTTCTAGATTAGAATTAGCTTTAAATAAAAAAGAGAATTTAGAGCAACAAATTTCAATTGTTAACGATAACAAATTGAAATTAGAGAAGAAAGAGAAACATGAGTCAAAAATTATTTTCAATCAATCTCAAATAAAAACTCTTACAAAAGAACAACAACAAATTGAATCTCAAATTCTTTTTATAGATAAAGAATTGAACATTATTTCAAGTGAATGTTTAAAATACGATGAAAAGATTGAAAGTTTAAGAAAAGAAGAAGGGAATATTAAAGGGTTACAATTATATAAGAAAGGGATGCATAGAACAGGAATACCTTCTTTAATTTTAGAGACATATATCCCTGAGATTAATTCTGAGATTAACAATCAAGTTAATGACTTATTTGATTTAAACATTAAGTTTGAACTTGTTGATAATAAATTAGACATTTCTTTTTATTACGATGAGTTGTTAAACAAAGGTAAGGGTAAAAGAGATATTTCACAAGCTTCAGGTATGGAAGGAACTATTATTAATTTAGCAATAAGAGCTACTTTAACTAAGATATCTTTACTCCCAAAACCTTCATTGCTGATGTTAGATGAGGTATTCAACACTTTAGACAAAGAGAATCTACAACAAATTAAACCTCTGTTAGTTCGATTGAAAGAACAGTATTACAACATTGTAGTTGTTTCACATTTAGATGAAATTAAAGATTTACCAGAGCATATTATATCTTTAGAAAAGATAAACGGTGTAACTATAATTCTATAATTTTTTTGATATTTAAGGAAAAAGACTTTCTAAATGAATATCAAAAAAATTATAAAAGAAGCTCACGTTCCAAATTACGCTTCCCCTTCCTTAGAAGATACAAGTTATGTTTTATTAAATTTATCTTTAGGTGTTATCAAACGTAGCATCTATGAACTTGTATTGTTTAATATTTTCTCTGAAGAAAATGAAAAAATGTTAATTGATAAAGGGGTTAAGATGATAGAAGGTAAGTTAACTGTTGATTCTTATATTAAAGAGTTAGAAAAAACATTAAAAAAAGAATCTAATAAAGATTTTAAATTTGATGATGCATTAGTAAGTCAAATTACAATGCGTTTACAACCAACAATAGACCAAACTACAAAAAAACTTGATTTAACTAAAGAAACATCTAAATCTGTAAAGAAAGATGGTACGTTGAAAAAAGAAAGTTATGCTATTGTAAATAATAAAGAAGAAGATTTAGAAAGATCTTTAACTTCACCTACAGAAGCAGATAAGAAAGCTTTATCAGAAGACAACACAACAGAATCAAGAATCGATCCTCGTTTTTTAGCTTTACCAGAAAAAGATAGGGTTATTGTATTAAAAGCTATTGGTGAATTAAGATTACCTTTCGATGGTGTTGTAACTAGACAAACTGTAGATAAAGTAGTACAAGGGTTTAAGAAGCATTACCAAAAACAATCCCCTCAAATGAAATATATCATTGATACTTTATTAACTACATTAGATCCAAACGATTTTAAGAAATTTACATCAAAAGATAGAGAGTTATTTTTAAATTCAGAAGAAAAAAGTAGTTTAGAGTCAAAGTTAAATGAATCAGCTTTAGAAGATGCTAAAAAAGAAGCTCAAGAAATTTCTTCAAAAGAAGGAGTTGTTCAACATGTAAATGAAGTAAGTCCAGGAAAATATCAAGTATCAGATTGGTATGATTCAGATACGACAGTTGTATCATATGAATTTGGACATTTAAAAGAATCTGAATCTCAAGAGAATTTAGAAGAAGCTATTACATCTAAAGAATTACGAGTATTAAGTGATTTTGCAGAAAATAATGATTTAGACTTAAGTAAGGTTAAAGAAGAATGGAACGCTGTTAGAGAGAATTATAAAAACGTTGTTGACTATGTTAAAGAAGTTGAATCTAATCAAGATTTTGAATTTTTAAAATCTGATGATGAAGATGAAGAACAATTAGAAGAAGCTAACGTTTTAGAACCACAATCTAAAGATTATATGCGTATAACTGATCTTATACGTAAAGGGAAAATACTTGATATGAAAGGTCGTTATAGACCAGGGGTAGGAGCTAGACAATTAGCCCAAACAATGGCTAATAAAATTACAGATGTTTCTAAAGCTTGGAGAAGATATAAAGCAGCTGAAGATGAAAACTATCATGATTTAGCTTTGATATTTTATAAAAGATTTAGAGATTTAGAGAAACATTCAGTTAGTGAATCTGTTTTAGAAGAAGCAATAGAATATACAATTGGTAAAAATCAACCAGTACATTATAATCCAGAAGAAAAAATATTCGTAGCATTTTCTTCTGATTTAAACTTATCACCTAGAGATTGGAATTCTTTAGTTAAAATCCCTAAAGAGAAAGAAATAGTTCTAAGTAATAAAAAAACAGGTAAATCATACACGTTTACTTATAAGAATTGGGAATCTATGGATAGTGATAAAAACGAAGTAGGTAATTGGAATTATGATACAACGTTAGAAGATGGTACAATTATTAAATTAACAATATTCAACGATTAATGAACATACAATTTTTAATTGAAAAGTTAGAAAAGTTAACTGGAAAGAAGGTTATTTTAGAAGCTAATGTTCGATGGGCACCTATTGTTTTAGATTATGTAGCTAAAAACCCCGGACAAACAAGTAAAGAAATCTTAAACGGTTTAGGTATTCCTCTTTCAGATAGTCAAAAGACAAAAGCAGGTTACAATTTTTCAGCAGCACAAGGTTCTGCTTTAGTTAATCTAAGAAAACTTGTAAATAATGGTGTTCTCTCTAGAGAGAAAAAAGGTAGAGAGTTTACTTATTCAATAACTTCTACTGATTCAAGCCCTAGTCCTAGCCCAGAAGTTAAAACAAAGAAACAAAAGAAAGGACTTACTTTTGAACAAGTGTTTGAATTGATTAATCAAAAATGGCCTTATAGAAATAGAGAAGGTAACAAATTTGAAGGGGGAAAAGATAGTTACTATTTAGATTTTAACACTGATGATAGAGGCCCTAGAACAGATCATGGTGGACCACCAGATGGAGATGGTTGGATGTCTAATGAACAAATAAGACAAGTGGCAAAGCCTTATTATGATAAATGGAGACCTCGTTTAGATCAACTTGAAAAAGTTTTAAAGTTTTACGCTGGTATTAGTGTAAAAACTTATGTTGATTATGGCGAAAAAGGACATGTTGCATTACAATTAAAAATTGAAACACCTTTACAAGAGTCTAACTTACAAGAAACAGATTCAAAATACGATAATATGAAACATTATCCTGAATCTCATCTACATCCTTTAGTACAACAAAGTTTAAAGTATCAATATGAAAGATTAAAAGGGTTATTTCCTGGTTTAGATAATTTTGATGTAAAGCAAGATAGTGATCAGGTAATAAGAATGCATTATACTTATAAAGGGAAACCTTATAAAACAAGAGTCGATTTAAACGGAGATACAGGAACGAGAGCTTTCAATGCAATTAAAAGAAACATTGCACCTAAACCAAAAACAGGTAGATTTATAGATACATCTAATTTTAGATTTTAATGATACAACAAATTAAGAAATATGCAACAGTAATACTATTAGGAATAGTATTTATACTTTTGATAACAAATGTCGCTACATGTAATGGTAAGAAAGATTCTGAAGAATTAGCTTCACAATTTGACAAGTCAATTGCAGCTTTAAATGATACTTTAAAGAAAACAGTAAATAAAGAAGGTGATTCAGTATGGCAACAAAAAACAGTATCAATTGCTTTAGATGCTTTCGTTAATTCAGAAACGTTTAAATCTTTAGATAAAGATAAACAAAAATGGTTTGCAGAATTACAAAAAACTAAAGGTTTATTAGCAGCAGCTCAAGCAACAATAGAATATCAAAGAACTTTTATTGATTCATTGACATATAAAGGATTACCAGCAGTTGCATCAGAAACAGATTCTACTGTATGTTTTTATAAAGGAGATTCTTTAGTATTCAACAACCCCCCTAAAGATACAACATTTACTTATACAAGTAAAATTAATTTCAATAAAGATAAAGTTGAACATACATTAGAAGCTTCTTTTAATTTAGATTTACAAGTTACTCATAAGAAAGATAAAAAAGGTAATTATGTTATTGAATATAAACCAAGTGATGACCGTGTAGTAATAAAAAACGGTAAGTCATATATGATTCCACAAATTGAATTGACTAAATTTCAAAAGTTCAATATGAAATACGGAGTTTGGGTTTACCCAAGTATTGCATTTACAGGTGGTTTTTATTTAGGTACAAGATTTAGATAAAAATTTAATAATTTAATAATAATCACATATTTAAGGTTATTGAGCTATTTCTTAATGAAGTCATTAATAATTAAAGATTCTTATTATTTTAAACTAGGTGAAATCGTTGAAGGTAAACAAACTAAAGGTGGTTTACTAATTAACGAACATTTTATTAAAGAAGACTCTTATATAATTTTAACTGAAGCTTTAACACCTCAAGATGAGGAAAGAGTTAAAACTTTAGTAAGAGATATTTTAAAAAGATACTTCTGGAGACAATATACCCGTGCAGCATTTTTAATTCAATAAACAAATTAATATACCTACAAAAAAATGAGTAACGACAATCGTTTAATCAGTTTAATACAATTAGATTCAGACCGTGCTAAATGGGTTGAATTTTTAGACGCAGTAAAGAAAAAAGGTTTCAAAGAGAGAGAAGATTATTTCCCTCATACTTCTGGAAACCCATCTGCTTTGTTTAAAGCTTCAGTTGCAAATGATGCTAAGTTGAAAGATTTACGTAAGAAATTTAACGTAACATCATTCGGTTTAGAATCTGTAGAAGCAAGTTCTGAAATTAAATCTTCTTTATATGAAAGAGGTGATAAAGTAAAAGTATTAGCAGGTGGATCAAAATATATCCCTGGTACAATTGTAGAAGCTGTTTTCGGTGACAGTCATTATAAAGTACAATTAGAAAATGGTACTGTTGTAAGTAGAAATCAACATGAAATTTCTTTCTTATCAGAGTCTGATAAAATTGTAAAACCTAATTTAAGTAAAAAAACTTTATCAGAGTCTTTAGATAGAATAGGTGAAGAAGATGTTGATGCAGAATATTGGGATCAATATAAAGATGGTGAAGGTGTTGTTACAAATAGAGGTCAAATAGAAAGTGCTATTGAAGCAGCTGTTGACGAGTGGAACTCTGGAGCTGAAGAAAGTATAAATGGTTTGAGTGAAAATGAAAAAGCAACAGTATATGCATTATTTGACCAAACTGGTTATATGGATCAAGGAATTATCGGTGCAATCATTGCACAAGGTGATGGTTTATCAGAGTCTTTAGATAAAGTAGGTCAAGAAGATTCAGATATAAACAATGATAATGTTGTAGATAACACTGATGATTATTTAAAAAATAGAAGAACACTTATTTCTAGAGAATTAGGAAATATGAATGAAGAAGATTTAGTAGATGAAGCTTTAAACTTATATGAACTATCAACAGATGATGATATGAGTGAATATGAAAGTGCAGCAGCTAAACATTTTGACATTCCTAAAGATTTATTTTCTTTAACTGTAGGTGAAGATGGTTTATTAAAAGTGTCACCAAAAGATTTTGAGCAATTTGAAGCTGCTTACGGGCAGTTTATGCAAGAAGAAATGGAAACATGGTTGAATGAAACATTTAATGCATTAGAAGAAACTGAAGAAGAAGAAATTTTTACACCTTCTTTAAAAGAAGATCACTTATCAACAAAAGAAGATAAGATTAAATTTATTTTATCTAATAGTTCTGATTATACAAAAGAAGAATTAGGTAAATTAGATGATGAAACGATTGATGATATGTATAAAGCTGTTGAAGTAGGTTTAACAGAAGATAATGATTCTTATGCAGAAACAGGTGAAGCAGAATCAGTTAATAGATTTAAACCAAATTATGATTTCTTTGGTGAAGGTGAATCAGAAATTATGGATCGTTTAAAAGAATTAAACGATGAGCAAATTGAAGAGTTAGCTGAATTAAAAGGAATTGAATATAAAGGTAAAGATGAAACGATTTTAAGTTTAGTAGACTTTACAGATATAACAAAAGAAGATATTGAAGCTTGTAAAGGAAAATCTTTTGATGATGAATTGGAAGAAACTTTAGAAGTTGGCATGACAGAAGATGAAGAAACAGATGAAGTAAGATATAACGCAGATTCAGAAGAATATAAACGTTATGATGCTATGTCTTCTAAAGAATGGAATGATGCACAATATGAAGCTTCTTTAGAAGATAAATCTTTAGTTTACGATTCAATCAGTGATGAATATGTAATTTCAAATGAAGTTATCGGTAGTGATAATAGACCTCAAGATATTGAAGTTGAAGAAAATTTTGAAGTAAATGAAGATGATAAACAAACTATCACAAATATTGCAGAGAGCAAAGGTTGGAAAGTGAAAAGTGTAACAGGTTTATTAAAAGAATCACAACATGAAAGTTTATTAAAAATTATTGTAGAGAAAAAAGGTATTACAGCGACAGTAGTATATGATGATGATGCAGTAATTAAACCATGGTCATGGGAAGGTAAAAACTTTAATTTCTTACAAGAAGCTTTAGATTCAGTATATGTTCCTTTGAAAGCAGTTTTAAAAGAAGCAGTAAGTAAAGAAAGAGAAGAAATTAAACAAAAAGAAAAAGAAGTAACAAAACTTTTGGAAAGAAGAAAAGAAGCTTATAAAACTGATGATTTGTCAAAAACAGAAAAAGAAATAAGAGCTAAACGTTCTCAAGAAATTTTCAATAGATTTATGGATGACGATTTGTTAAAAAGAGGTTTTTAATTATAAACATAATTTAAAAAAGAAACCATGTTGTTAATTCAACATGGTTTTCTCATCTTTAATAAAAATGAAAAAAATTCCAAAGAAAAGTCTTGAACAAGGAAAAGTAGGTGAAAATTTTGTTGAACAACATTGTCAAGAAAAAAACATACTTTATAAAAAAGCAACTCGTTCAGAGGATTTGAAAGAAGGTATTGATTGTTATATAAATGAAATTCCAACAGATGTAAAAAATACAAAAGATATTTTCTTATGTCAAGTTATGAGAGATTCAGGTTTGATAAACACTCGTCACCCTTTTAAATCTAGCAGTAAAAGTACTCACTATTACTTTGTGAATGTTAAACCAGACCTTACCGGAGAATTAATAGAACATATCTCTATTAATGAAAAACTATTAAGAGACTTTATTAAGAGTGAAGAAGATTTAATAAGATTTAAAAATTACTTAGCATCAATTGACACTAAACATATAAGTGAATTTGGTGTAAGTGAAACACAAGCTATTTTTAAAATAAAACAAGTTTTAATTTCATTCTGCAAACCAAACGTTAATATATCGTACAATGACCCAGCAGTAGGAGTTACTGAAGTTAGTTTTAAATTATGTCAAAATAAAGTAAAGGCAACTGTTGCTAAAGAATCAAATACACAATCAATTTTAGAAAGGTTTAAAAACAAATCTTCAACAAGTTCACCAATTGAAATTAAAAAAGAAAATATAATTGTTATAGAGATTTAATGTTAAATTTTTTATTTCGAAAATATCATTACTTTATAGTTTTTAAAGTCCAAGACTTTAATCCGGAGAAAAATTTAAACCCAGCAATCGTTAAGTTTATAAATCGATATTTCTTTTGGAGAGGTAGAAAAGTTAAGTACTTTGAACCATATATATCTAAGAATGATCTGTTTACTTATTTAATTTGGGGAACTACACAATCAAGTAAAACGATTAATAGAAATTGTTTAATTTTTCTTTTAGAGTTATATTCTCATATGACTAACCCTGAACAGTTTAGTGTTTCCCCAGAGTTTAAGACAAAAAAAGTGTACATTGAAGGTCAAGAATTGATAATTTATAGAGTTAAGAAAAAATGAAAACACAATTAGTATTTTTATTAGGGGAATCGAATGTAGGTAAAGATACTGTAGGTTCTATGTTTATTAAACATGGTTATACACGAGTTTCTTTTGCTGATTTAGTTAAAGAAGAGTATGCTAAGTTGAATAATGTTCCTTTAGAACATTTACATGAATCTGGTGAGATGAAAGAAAAACATAGACCAGGGATCATTCAACATGCTGAAGCTAAAAGAGCAATAGATCCGTATTACTGGTTAGATAAAGCTTTTGAACCTTACTTAACTTCAGATAAAAACTTCAAACCTAATTTAAAATTAGTAATCACAGATTGTCGTAGATTTTCAGAAATTGATTGGATTTATCTTAAAAAGAATTTAGCTTTAATAGACCCTAACTTTGACATAAAACTTTTCCATATCAGAAACCCTAGAACAACTGATACAGATCCTTTAACACATTTTGCAATAGGCTACGCTTACGGTTGTAATGTAGACCCGGATATAACTATGATTGACGGGATCATTATGAATGATTCTACTAAAGAAGATTTGGTAGAAAAGGTAGAAAAATGTATAGAAGTTAATTCTTTATAACTTTCACTATTTATTATAAAACTATTTATAATGTCAGCATATTATGTAACATACAGACAACATGGTGTTTTAAAACGCGCAGTGTTAAGCCAATCTTTATATGAAAAATATAGTAAAGATTTATCTATTACTGAATTGCAATTCTTTCCAAATCAACAATTGATGGAAAGTGCATTTAATGAATCTAAAGGAATTCATACTAATTCTAAAAAACTTTTACATGATTAATGGAAAAGAAATTAAGAAAAGAAGTCGAATTTTTAGATTATATTGGTTCACGAAAAGAACCTTATAAATATCCTTCTTCACCTGCAGATTCAACTTATATTGCAGATCAAGGTATGACAGGGACTTTAGCAGAAGCAACAAAGCCTGTTGTAGAAGAAATTTCTAAAGTATTAGAATATGTTACTGAATTTTTCAAATGGGATACAGACCCGACTACAGATACTATTCTTAGTGATACGTTAACTCAATATCGTAAACGTCCAGATTATTTAAAAAACGAAAAACAATTTAATGCTTTATTAAGTGGTTGGTCGTTGAATACAAACACTATAGAAGGGTTAAAACCTGTAGATTTAAAATCTTTCAATAGTCAAGAGTTAAAAGATTTAGCAATTGATATTGATAGTTTTATTAAGTCTGCAGATATTCCTATGATTATTAGTGATACTCTTGAAGAAGATATGACAACAGCTGCAATAGCTGTTCCAGAAGGCGGAATGACAACATCACCAATCAAAAAGAAACAAAATTTAGGTTATACTTCTTTAAATGAAAACGATTACCCTGAAGAAGCTATTAAAAGTTTTTATGATAGACCTGATGCAGAACAAATTTTAGCAGATTTTAAAAAAATAGCTCAAGAGTATAAACTTAACGTAGGTAAAGATGAACTTATTTCTACTCAAATAGCTAAAAGAAACCCTGTTTTTCAAAAGGAAATTATAAGTAAATTTGATGAGTTAGCTAAAAATTATAATCTAACATTGCAAAGTTTAGGTCTACAAGAAGAAAGTAATAAGAAGCTTCATATTTTAGGTGTGGAGTTAGGGAAAGATTCAGGTTTTGCTCAAGGAGCAATAGGTAGAAATCTAATTATCACTTTATCAGATGGATCTAAAGTAGAATCAAATGATGATGATTTGTTAGGTAGATATAAGCAACTTAGAACAGGTGATAGAAAAAATATTGAAAAGTTAAATAATATTTTGTATAGAGTACCTTGGAATACTTTAAATGAAACTTATTATAATAAAGAGTGGAATTTACAAAGTATTGTTTCTTGGGTAAAAGACTATGCAAACGAACATAATTTAGATTTAAAAGAAATTCATAAAGAAGTTAGAAACAGTAAACTTAGTCGATCTAAAACTAACATTACTATTTATGATATTGGAGATAAAGATGGAATAGTTATTCTTGATGACCATGTTGAAGGTGCACCAAGGTTAAATTCTATAAAAGTTATATTAGGTGAAAAAGGATCTTCAGTAGGAAGTTTAAAAAATGCAATCAGATTAGATGATACAACTAAATCAGATTTGTTAAAAACATTTGATAACTTTTTTAATAAATTAAAAAAAGAAGATTACGATTATAATAGAGCAGAAATTGAAATGCAAGACAAACAAGATTTTAATCAATCCGAATCAGATAGAGTATTTTTAGCTCAATTATTATCTAGTTATAAAATTAAATTCCCTCCTAATTTACAAGTTAAATTAGAAAACTTGTTTTATACTAACAACATTACAAATGTAAATGAAGTTAATTTAGACATTTTTAGTGATTCTTTCATTAAAAATATGAGAGGTAAAGTAGAAGAATTGATTCAAAAGTCAGGTTTAAAACTAGATGCATTTGAATCTAAGGAAGTTAAAGCAAAAAAGATCGTTGAATCTTATGGTTTAATTGAAAAGGAAGAAGAAGAAGAGAAAGAAGAAGAGGTTAAAGAAACTGAAGAGGTGTATTCTTTTAAATCTAAAAACAGAGTAATTATAGTAAAAGGGTTTGAAGAAACTCAAGCAAGAGATATTGCTGTTAAAGTTATGGCTCCAAGTGATAAATTACCTGAACTTCCAGAAGGACAATATGAATTATCTTATATTCTACCTGGTGCTGAAGAATTAACAGAAGACTCTAAAACAAACACTGCAAATCGTTATATTGTTAGTTTTGATGCATATATGTATGCAAAAGATGATGATGCAATAAAAAAAGCAGCAGCAGCGTTTGCTAGAAAGTTAGATTTAGAATACGATAATAAAGCATCTGTTTTAGAGATTTACGAAGCTCCATTCGGTTCTACAAGTAGTAGGAAAATTAGTTAAATATTATACAGCTTAAAAAGAAGAACTTACATTCACTATGTAAGTTCTTTTTGTTTTTATTATATTCTTTTCCTATTTTTCATAAAAACTTTGTAAAGAATGTTAATAAGTCCTAAGTATCTTGTAGAAAATGAAATAATTACGTTCCCTGATAATATTATTATAGGTGAACATATACAACAAAACGGTATTGATATTGATTGTTTTGAGTTAACACATTTAAGTTATAAAACTGTTCCAGTTATCTTTAAAGATAGTTCAGTTAAACCAGAACCTATTTTGTTAAAACCAACTAAAATTACAAAACCTGGGGAAAAAGATATTAACGGTTGGTTGTTAAAAAAAGGTGAAGTGTATTCTTTTAATTCTTCTTTTGAAATTAAAATCCCTAAAAACATGGGAGGCCAAGTAGTAGGAAGATCAACATTTAATAGACAAGGTATTTTAGTAAGAAGTAGTTGGTTTGATAGCGGTTTTAAAGGAACTTTAGGAGCAACAGTTTATTGTTTCAACGATGTGTTTATCGAACAAGGAGTAAGAATTGGTCAATTCATTATGCATTCTGGAGAGTCAGCGGGTTTATATACAGGTCAATATCAAAGTAAATAATGATAGTTTTTTTAATTATATTAGTAGTTTTAAGCATTCTTGTTTCAAGTTTTGGTATTTGGGCTTTAGGAAAGTTAAATAAATATATAGCAAGGTTAGAAAGTGTGATAGATAATCAATTAGATAGAATTGATGAATTAGAAGATTTGATACAACAATCTAATATTAAGTCAAAGAAAATAGTTAAACGTGAAATTATAAAAGAAGATGAGTAATATTCAGTACAATCACCATTTAAACGATGGTTATGCTATAGATGGTGTTATGCTTTTCGTTAGAAGAACAGAGAAACACCCTTCTTGTTCAAGAGTTGAAATTACAGCAAATGAACAAGAGTTATTAGATTACTTAAATTCTATAGGTTCTTCTGTAGCAGAGTTTGTTTTAAATTCAAATGTTCGTACTCGAATATTCAATGTAGAATCTAAAGATTTAGTTGATACTCGTGGAGAAGAAGTAATTATTATTGAAGTTAGACAAAACAATAAAGAGCAAGTTGCATTTGAATTCAATAGCAGAACAGGACAGTTTGAAGTTCCTCTAGTTGAAGTTCCTGCAACCGGAGAAGTAGAAAGTGAAAAACAAGTTAAGAACAAAGGGTATAACATTAACATTTTATACAACTTAAATCAGAAAACAAAATCTAAAGTTGAAGAGATTACAAAAAAAATCTTAAGTCTAAAGTTTGAAGAAAAAGCAGAAGAAATTTGTAGACTAAACTTAGTAGTAAATTATGGTGGATCTTTAGATTTACAAGCATTTAACATTAACCCACCACAATTAGATTTAAGTTTAAATTATGGACAAGAATTTAAGGAAAAACATGATTACTTAATTTCTAAAATAGAAGATTCCAAATCAAATAAAGGATTAGTTTTATTACATGGAGAACCAGGTTGCGGTAAAACTTATTATATTCGTTATTTAGTAAAAATGTTATCTAAAAAGAAAAACGTAATTTACATACCACCAGATTTAGCTCATGAGATTGCATCACCGCACTTTTTAGCTTTCTTATTAGAAAACCCAGGTTCTATTTTAGTAATAGAAGATGCAGAAAATATTATTCGTTCAAGAAAAAGTGGACAAAATCAAGCTGTTGCTAATTTATTAAATACTACTGATGGGTTATTAGCAGATTGTTTAAGAGTTCAAGTAGTTTGTACTTTCAATTGTCCTTACGAAGATGTAGATGATGCATTAAAACGTAAAGGTCGTTTAATTGTTGAGCATAAATTTAACAAGTTAAAAAAAGAACAAGCACAATTAGTTGCAAAATCTTTAGGGTTAGATTTACCGATAACAAAAGATATGACTTTAGCAGAGATTTATAATCATAAAGATTTAGATTTTCAACAGGAGCAGAAAACGAAGATTGGTTTTAATATTTAATAAAACAAATCTATTACAATAATGGCTAAGAACAAGAAAAATAATTCTGAAAATTTAGATGAGTTAAAAAGCACAGAAGATATTATTTCTAACGAGGTGATAACAGAAGAGTCTACAGTTGAAGAGAAGGTTGTAGAAACACCAGAAAAAACAAAAAAAGTAAAAGAAAAACAATTAAAACCTTTATCTTCACAAGCTTTAAAATGGAAAACATATCTGCACCAATTAAATTGGACTGCACAAGATTATTTAAACCGTTTTCCAGAGCATAAGTATAAAGAGTTTATAGAAGAATTAGTATCTTATGAAAAATCAATTAAAAATAATTAAAAACCGTAAAGAAATGAATTTAGTCGAAAGAATTGATGTTTTAAACAATTACGGAGTACATCTACCTACAGCAACAATATATATTGCAGGGGAAATTGATGCGAACTTAGCAACAGCTTTACGTTTTAAGTATCATATGATTAAAGATTTTTACAAAGAAGAAAAAGAACCTTTGCATGAAATTAACATTGTTATGAATTCATGTGGCGGTGATGCTTCAGCGATTGCATCTGTTCTAGATTTTTATGAAGAGTTAGAGAAATACGACAAAGTAAAAGTAAATGTTCAAGTAGAAGGAAATTGTATGTCAGCTGCAACTTTTATTTTAGGTGGAGCAACAGGTCATAGAAAAGCAAATAAAAGATGTAGATTAATGGTACATGAAATTCAAATCGAAGGAATGGGTGGTACACATACACAAACTAAAGCTTTTCAAACAGAGTTAAATCGTATGCAAGATGAATGTTATGAGTTATATGCTCAATTTTCATTTAGAAATGATAGAGCAGAAGGAAAAGACCCTTCTAAAGAAGATTTCGAAGCTAGAGTAAAAATGTGGGAAAAGTTAAGTACAAAAGAAACTTACCTAGGTGTAGAAAGAGCATTAGAATTAGGATTGATTGATGAAATAATCTAAGAAAAAATAATAAAAATAATGAAACTTGCAGAGACTGCAGGTTTCCCCGTGTTTAAGAGGTAGGAAGTTAACAAAGGAGTTCTTATCTTTAGATATAATTAGAATACTATATAATGTATGAACGTATGTTTGGTCATCAAAGAGATATTTTAAAAGGTTTATTAGAAAGAGTTAAGCCAGAGCAAAGTGCATTTTTTAGAAGAATGTATTTCCCTGGACAAGAACTTACAATTGTAGAAATGTGTGAAAAGTTAGAACCTAAAAAACTTAGTCATGCAATCACACAGTGTGAAAATACAATAAAAGATAATCTATTGAAAGAAAACCCTGCTTTTTATGATAAAAACAATGTCTTGTTAAAAAATGGTGATGTGATTGATTTACATCAAACAGTAAATGGTCACAGTTTATTTATAGTTTTAGATATTAAAAATTTTGACGTTAGATATAAGTTAGATTTTCGTAAATATGAATATGATGTTCAAAGTCTTCTCGAGAGTGGTCTATTCGGTGCAGAGTGGGAAATAATTGATAATTTTTTTAATTAAAATTTAAACTAAAAACTATATAATATGGAATACCCTAGTCAATTGCAAGATAAAGTAGATTATTATAACAGTTTAAAGAAAGTTATAAAACCTTTGAGAAAACAAATCTTAAAAGAAAAAGTAATGTTTATTATTAAACACAACAAGCATTATTTAACTAGACGCTTTCTTGTGTTATCCTCTTTAACAATTGCAATTATATTTGCAGGGTTATATTACTTACGACCTATTATCATTCATACAAGATATCAAAGTGTCCCTGGTGAAGTAATCTATGTACCAGATTCAACAAAAACTATGGATAAATTTTTATACGAATTAGGTCGTCTTGAGTCAAATAATAATTATAAAATTGTAAATCAATTTGGTTATATGGGAAGATATCAAATAGGTAGACAAGCTTTAAAACAAATTGGCTTAGGTGAAGTTTCCAATGAACAATTCCTAAATAATGCTGAATTACAGGAAGTTGCAATGAAATTACTTTTAAAAGAAAATAAAAGAATTTTAGCTTCTCATATTGGAAAATACCAATCAAGAGTAATCAACGGGATTTACATCACTGAATCTTCTATTTTAGCAGCTTCTCACATGGCACCTCAAGGTGTAATTGACTTTTTAACTTCAGGTGGGGAAAAGGTTTTCAAAGATGGGAATGGAACACCTATAACAAAATATTTAAAACAATTTTCTGGTTACAAAATTAAACTAAATTAATACAATTATTAAGAATGAAAAAACGATTAAGAAAAAAATATCATAAAGGAGAATTTAAACAAGAAGGGTTTACTATATTACTTCAATTAAATTTAACTTTTTCACCTAATGATTTAGATAATACTATTGATACAGTATTTAAAGTAATCCAAGATCATAATTGCTATGGTGCAGGAGGTGGGGATGAACAGTTTATAACAATTACAATTGTTCCTAGTAAAAGAAAAGGGACAATAACAGAAGAGTTAAAGCAATCTATTTTAAATCAAATTTTACTTCAGACTTCTGCAATCAAAAATTTAAAATCTTTCCCTTTAAGAGATTGTTGGTATATCACTGATGAGGAATTTGAAAAAGAACATCAATTAATTCAAGAATTAAAAGAAACACAAGCAATTTAACAATGAAGCATTTTTATTCAAAATTACTAATAATATTTTTAGTAATGTTAACATTTACTATTTTAAATCTTATTAAAGGTAGTAATTGGTGGGGTTATGTTATTTCATTAATCATTCTTCCTTTCATAACATGGTTAGTAATTGAAATTTTCTTTTTTTTAAAAGGTAAAAAATAATTAATGAAAGGAGTTTTATTTACAGTCAAAGTAACTAATAAAATAGAAAACCAACAAATGATGAATTTGTTTAAAGAGTTGTCTACAGTAGTTGGTGCACAGTTTCAAGAAAGGTTAAATAATTTTGTTACAAGTCATTCTTGTTTTACGAGTAGCAAATACTATCACTTAAATCATTGGGAACATGGTTGTGGTGTAGAATGGGACTATGGAACAGCAGATATAAAAACTCTTTCTATATACGAGAGAGGAGATTTCTTTTTTCTTTCAATACAGGAAGATTGGGATCTTATAGTAAAATATGCTTTTTCAAGTGTAGATCCTTTAGAAAAAATTATTGAAGAAATTACTCAAGAGTTAGAATCATGAGACAACAATACAAATTAATTGTTAGAGTTAATGAAGACGAGCAAAGTATATTTCGTTGTATAGATCTACTTAAACTTTTAGAAGAACAAGTCCGCTCTCATCAAAGTTCTTTCAATCCAGAGAAAATACAATTTTTAATTAAGTTTTTTTCCGGAAAACTATCCCTATATCATTGCGATTATGGTAAAGTAGTAATGGTATCTTTCAACTTATCCCCTTCATCTATTGGTTATACTACACTTGTTCACTATTTTAACACTCCACAGAATGAAGATGTACCAAAATATAACATTGTACATGACTTTCGTGAAATCTTAGGAGATTTACATCTCTTAGATTCTGATAGTATAGAACATGTTGTATATCAAATAGCAAAAGAGTTAAAAAAATAACTATTTATATATATCATTTATAATGATGATATACATAAATGTTAACAACCTCTTATTTAAAATCTCTTGACCCAGAAACTCGAAAAAAAGTAGTAATCAAAGAGTTTTTAAAGTGTAAGCAAGATCCAATATATTGTATTGAAACGTATTTCACTGTTTCAGATCAAAAGAAAGGTCAACGTGTCCCTTTTAAATTATACCCACATCAAAGAAGAGCAATTTTAGCTTTCGAAAACTATCCTTTAAACCTTACGATGAAAACTCGACAAATGGGTTTAACAGCAGTTTCTTCTGCTTATGTTGCATGGGTAATGGCAACAAAACAACAACAAGTAATTGCTGCTTTAGCTCATGAGAAACAAACTTCAAGAAAGTTTTTAAGACAAGTAAGAGAGACATTAGATAATGCTAAGTTAAGTGCGCCATGGTTAATTCCAGATTATATGGAAAACAACAACGGTAAGGATTCATTTACTTTGAAAACAGGTTCAATGATTCAAGCAGAAGCTAACAAGCCAAATGCTGCACGTGGTATGTCTTTGAATTACTTAATTATAGATGAGGTAGCAGCGATTACTCACATGGGTGAAATTTGGGCTGCTGCTGGTTTGACATTAACAAAATCAGGGGGAAAATGTATAGGTATCTCAACACCTGTAGGTAAATCTGGTTGGTATTTCGAACAGTATACAAATGCTGAAGAAAATGGTTGGAATATTATTGAAGCTCATTGGAGTGATCATCCAGATTATAAATTAGGTATGTATCAATGGGTTAAAGATGATTTAAAACCAGAAGGTGGTTATATAAAATTCTATAATGAAGACTGGCCTGATGTTTCAGATGCAATTTCCTTAAAGAAATATGCTACAAGGGAAACTTACAATTACATAAGAGATGGTAAATTAAGAAGCCCTTGGTATGATTATGAAAGTAAACGTTTAGGGTTACAAAAAACTCGATGTGAGTTAGATTGTTCTTTTGCCGGTTCTGGTAGTGAAGTTTTAGACCCGGAAGTAATCAGAAGCTTAGAAATGTTAGCTAAAGATTATCCCCCTTTTACTGCAGAAGAGTTAGGTGTTAGAGGAAAAGGTTTATGGAAAAGTTATAAACAGTTTAAAGATTATAATCCAGACCATGGTTATATATTAAGTGCCGATGCTGCAACAGGAGATGGTTCAGATTATTCAGCATTTGTTGTTTTAGATATGACAACAAGAGAAATAGTTGCTACATATAAAGAACAACTAGACCCTTTACAATATGCAAAAATTATAAAAGATGTTGCAGTTACTTTCGGTAGTTGTTTAGTTATAGTAGAGTATCAAGGCCCTGGGTTAACAGTTTTATTAGAATTGAAAGGAACATTACGTTATCATAACATTTACCATCACACTTTAAAGAAAAACGAAGTAACTAAAAACCAAAAAAGAAAAATTGGTTTCTGGCAAGGAGAAAGTACAAGAACTTTAGGTGGAGATAGATTAGAAGAAGTTTTAAACACAGGAGAGTTAAAAGTTTATTCAACTGATTTCATTGCTGAATTGCATACATGGATATGGGATAAAGATGGGAAAAGAAGACATGCACCAGATAAGCATGACGATTTAATCATGGCAACGACTAATGCTATGTTCTACGTTTTCTATGTAATCACTAAACGTGCTAATGCAAATGAAATGATGAAAAAACAATTTAGTAGAGTTTCAGTAGGTTCATATAATACAAACGGTATGATTGATTATAATGAATTATTGAATGACGATATTAATGAGAATAAAAGATTTAAAGAGAACGGTCAGTATGATAACTCATCAGCAAAAGATTTAAAAAACTTTCATACGTTTAGAACATTAAACAGAAGAGATTAGTAACAAAAAGTTACCAATTTTATATGATATTTAAAAAAATAAATGGCAGATAATAATAAAATACAGTCCGATATTAAAGGTTTTTTTGATAGACTTAAAGGTGAGGATAAAATTAGAAAATCAAATAGTTTAATTGTCTTAGATACACCTCAATCAGATAGAGAGAGACAAACTAAGCAAAAGATTTCGTCTATAGTTCAGTTTGTTAAAAACAAAACATGGAGCAGACGACATGTAGAATTCTTTGAAGAGTATCGTAAAATGTCATCAACTTTCCCTATCATAAAAGCAGGGTTAGACATTTATGCAGAAGAAACAACAGCTCGTGATTCTAATGGTAATATTTTCACTATAAAATGTGATAATAAGAAAGTTAAAGATTTGTTAGAGGAATTGTTTTTCAAAACTTTAGCTTTAAATTCTAAAGGGTCAAAGATTGTAAGACAAATGTGTCAATTCGGAAACTCTTATGGTTGGTTGACAACAAGACCAAAAGATGGTGTTACAGATATAGTTTTCTTACCACCTGAAGCAATTATAAGAGAAAATATGTATGACCCTTCTAATTTAGAGAATTACAGATTTGTATGGTATGGTTCTGGAGGTGGAGCAATGTTTGAACCATATGAAATAGTTCATTGGAAAAACTCTGAAGATATTGAATCTGAACCTTATGGTACAAGTATTTTAAGACCAATTGTAGATACATGGAGACGAGTAATTTTAATTAGAGAAGCATTAGTTATCTATCGTATAACAAGAGCTCCTTCTAAATTATTATTTAAAATTGGTACAGATGGTATGACTGGAGATGAGGCTTTTCGATTTGCACAAGAAATGAAAAAAGAAGTGCAAAAGAAACCTTTAGTGAACCCACAAACAGGTGAAATTGATTTTAAATACAATCCTATGTCAGTTGAAGAGTCAATCTTTATGCCTACATATGAAGGGTCACCTACTGATGTGAGTGTTTTGGAAGGTGCTTCAAACTTAGATGCTGTAGAGGATTATAAAATTATTAAAGATGACTTATTTGCAGGGTTAAAAATCCCAAAATCATGGTTATCTTTTGAAGAAGATTTGTCAAACAAAAGTGCACTTGGGGAAGAAGATATTCGTTTTGCTAAAACAATCCAAAAAATTCAAGCAGATTTTGTTGAAGGTTTATTACATATAGGTTTAGTTCACTTATTTATGAAAGGTTGTTCACAAGAAGAAATGCAATCATTTACTATTGAGATGAATAACCCTTCTATTGCTTCTGAAAAGAAAAAATTAGAACTGATTGAACAACGTTTAAACATTGCTAAAAGTGCTTGGGATTTCAACAATCCAGGGTTAAATTTAATGTCATATGTAGATGTTTTAAAATCAATTTTAAAATTTACTGATAAAGAAGTAGAACAAATAATCAAAGCTCAATTTAATGAAAAGAAAATTGCATGGAGATTAGAGCAATTGAGAACAAATGGTATGTATGAGGAACCGGAAATTGAGAAAAAATTAGCTGAACTGAAAGGTTTAACAGGTTCAGCAGATGGTAAAATTTCTAGTGGTTTAGATTCTTTACAATTTGAAGGAGGAACTTTAACAGAAGTTTTGAAGAAGAAAATAGATGAAGAGATTAGAGAGATTTTAGCACCAGTAAGTGCTACACCAACTGCTAAGCAAGTTAGAACTCTAACAGAAGGTTCATTAACAAAAAATTTAAGAAAAGCTAAAAAAGACTTTGGATTATAATGAAAAGAGCTGCAATTGCAATAATATTAAACAGTAATAATGAAGTGTTGTTAGGTTTATCAACAAATCCTGACTTTAGAAAAAACAAACTTTGTTTTGTAGGTGGTGGAATTGAAGAAGGTGAATCTATTATAGATGCAGCAGTAAGAGAGACTCAAGAAGAAGTTGGGTTAAATGTTACTGCTAGAGAAGGTGAAGTATATAAGATAGAAGGAAATGAAAAGATTATGTTTGTAATATGTGATTATGTTTCTGGTGAAATAACACCAAATCATGAATTTTCTCATGTAGGATGGTATGGTGTAAATAATTTACCTCCAAATATTTTAAACCAAAACAAACAGATTATAGAAAAACTTTTTTATTAAAAAAACAAAGAGCTTTGATAAAAACATTAAAGCTCCCCTATTTAAAAACAAAAACTTAATGCCTTTACCTTTTACACGAGAAAACAACGTTAGAACTAAAATTTCTAATGATTCAACAGCTTTAAAGCTATTTGAGTCTATGTTAAAAGAAAACAAAGACATAGAAGATATAGAAAAGTATTTTAATATTGAACCAAGTAATTTAATGAAAGAGGAAAAAGCACTTAAAATCGCTTATGATATGATTAACGAATCATATAAAAAATTAAGTTTAACAGAACAACGTTTAGTTAGTTTGTTTGAATCTAATCGTAAAAATAGAGTTTATACTCAATTGAAATTAGTAGAAACTTTAGCAACAGGTTTGAAAACAAAAAAAGATAAAGAATATATCCAAGAGTGTATTTCTGCTTTGAAAAACAGTATTACTAAAAAGCCTTTCATGGAAGCTGCAGAAAAAGTATTAGAGTTGAAAAAAACAGTTGGTACTTTATTAGAAGCAGAAGATGATGAAGATGCAAAAGAAGCTTCAGTAAAATTTGTTGATATTAATATTGGAAACTTTAAACATGTAAAAAATGTAATGTTAGCTGTTTTGAAAGATGAATTAGATTCACCAGAAACAATTTATATTACATTTAAAACAACTTTTTACCCATTAGGAAAAGATTTCAGTTCTGTAACTGCATCTTTGAAAACATTAGATGATAAGTTTAGTAGAATTGGTAGAAAAGTATTAAGTGTAGTAAAAAATGACTCTCAATTAAGTGAAGTTTTCACTGGTGAAGGTATTTGGGATGCTAGCGTTAGGGTTAACGCTATCAAACCTGGAACTGCTACAACAGGTTCAGCAGAAATAGCAATGCACATTGTACCAGGTTCTTTTTCTTCAGTAAAAGAAGTTGTAAATGCAGTGAAAGTATTTGTTGTAAAATTAGATTCAATGATTCCTGTTTGGTTTGATGAAACAGATAAAGTGGCTCAAAAAACATTTATGAAATCTAAAGATACAAACGATATTCAAAGAATGCAAGCACTTAAGAAGAATGTGAGAAAGAGAGAAGCAGATGATGAAAAAGTAAGTGATTATGAAGATAACTTCGGAGGTATATTTTAAGAAATAATACTATTTAAAATAAAGATATTTAAAATAAAGATAAATGTATAAAAGTATAGGTGACATTAAAGAGTTTTTAAAAAAAAACTCTGAGACTGTTTATATTAAAAAACAAGCAAATAGTAAGTCTAAAATAACTTGGGAAGTTACCCCTGTAATTGAGGTCCCTTCAACTCACCCTGGTGTACTTAAAGTGAGTCAATTTTTAGAAAAAAAACAGTTTAAAAAAGAAGTTTATAATGTTAAACTGAATTTCGCTGATTTGAAAGTCAATGAAGAAACATGTAAAAGTATTGCAGAAGATTTTGTAGTTAACAGTTATTTAATACTAGGATTTAACCCTAAAACTAAATTATATGTAATAGTAGCACCTCTAATGGGTTTATGGAAATTTGATGCAGGGTATTTAATAGGTGTCGGTGAAGAATTATTTCCCCCAGTGAAAAAGTATCGATCAGCAACAGAAGCAATGAAAGCTATAAATTGGTTTTCTGACCCTATAAATTTTAACGAAAATAAAAAAACAATGGCAAAGATATCACGCGAAAAACAATTAACAATAGCTCTTTTAAAAGAGAAGATCGAAAAAGCAACTGGTAAAAAGGTTGTATTCGAAGAATCAAAAGAAGATAAGTTAAAACGTTTAATTGAACAATTAGAAAAAGTAACTGGTAAAAAAGTTGTTTTTGAATCAGAAGAAACAGAAAAAACACCAGAAGAATTAGAAGAAGGTTTATTTGGTAAAAAGTCTGATGCTGAGTTTCAAAAAGAATACCAAACTACAATTAATCTTTGGACTAAAAAAGGTTATAAACAACCTGATATAAATGCTATCATGGCTGCAGCTAAAGTTGATAAGTTTGAAGGTAAATTAGGTGTTGATAAAGAAAAGAATATCATCTACCGTGCTGCTAAAGATATTAAATGGCAAAATCAATTTGCTGGTGGTGGTACAGGAACAGCAACAGGTGGAACATCTGGAGCTTAATAGAAGAAAATAAGAAATAAAAAACCTCGTAAACATTTACGAGGTTTTCTTTTTTTAATAAATTTATTTTTATTTTCTTAATTCAGAATTAACTTCATTCACTATATCATACAACAAAGGGTTCTTAGAATATTCAATCAACTTTGCGTAAACTTCAACATTCTTTTCAGCTTCATTCTTAGGAACACCTGAATTAGTTAAATCAATAGAACTAATATCAAAACCTTCTTGAATTAAATACTTTAAATTTTCTTCACGAAAAGTATAAAAATATCTTAATTTTAAAACAGAAGAAAGTTCAGAGAATAAATCAGCTTTATATGCTGGGAAAGCAGTTAAGAAAGCTTTCAAGTTTTGTTCAAAGAAAATCTCACGTACAAGCGGAAAGAGTCTCAAAGTTATTTCACGAAGTTGTATTTCTTTAACAACGTCAAGTTTAAGCATTAAATCTACACGTTCATTTATAGATAATTTTATGTTTCTTAAAGAAAATGCAAAGAAATCTCTAGGTCGAGTAACAGGTACTCCATTGTTTAAGAGATAATCGATTATTTCATAAGTACAATGAGAAAGAGCATACCCTAAAGTATTATGAAAACTCCCTAAACTTCTAGGTGGTTTATTCAAAAGCTTAGTTTTATTAAGTTTTTGTAATGCATCAAAATCGTTTTTTACAAGTAGCTCGTAAACACTAGTTGCGTTACCTGCTATTCTAAGTTCTAATTCTGAGAATGGAACTTTAGCTAAATTCCAAAGGTCATCTTTTGTCTTGAAGACACGCATTGTAGAATATGTTGCCCCTTTATTTAAAGTAACATAAGCAAAAGCAGCTGTTTCGATTGCAGAGTAATCTTTTTTTGAAATTGAATTATTAGGAATACTTTCTGATTCAATCATTTTAATTACACCTTCACATTTTGTTCCTTTAATTCGAATTAAAGAACCTACTACAAATTTAGTCATAGTTTAACTTTTAAATGAAATATGAACTGACAACAACACTTATTGCAACAATTACAACTACAATTACTAAAAAGAGTTGTTTGTCTTCTTTTTGAAAATGATTTTTGTTTTCTGAATCCATGTTTATAATGAATTTAATTGTTCTTTTAACTCTTCTAATCTCGTCAATAAGATTTTTTGAGATGTTTTTGATTTCATTATTACTTGTTTAATGTTAATTTTAATTGATTTTCTGCATCTTTCCATCTCTTTCCATTACACTCTGGCCCTATACCACTAAGCACACTTACTGGGTTTGTAAGCTTTCTACCACAACGACCACAAGACCCTTCATGCCAGATTTCAACTTTACTTGGTAAGGTGTTATTTTCAACAAGATTAATAAACTTTGCAAAAACTTCTACTTTTTTATCAGTAGCAGATAAAGTAGATTTTTTTGAATGTTGATAATTAAATTTACCAAACAATGTTCCTAAGAATGAATATGATTTTTCATTATCTTTCCCAGTCATTAAATTGACAAAATAAATTGGTCTTTTAGGGTCTTGTTTTTTTGGTGCAGAAACTCTAAAAGTTAAATGATTACCTGAACTTGGGTTACGTAAAGTAAAAGTAGCATTCCCTGCAAAAATAAAATCAATAACAGATTGAACTGTTTCCAATTTATGTTTATGAGTAATTTCCATGGCTCTTAATTTATAATCTAAAGATATGATATAACTAGTAAACTTCCTACTAAATTAAAGCTTTTTTAGCTTCCATAACTCCTTTATATTCTCCTTTTTGTGCATTGTAAAGAATTTCATGAATCACATATGCAGCTTCATAATTATCAGAACTCACCTTTAATTCAACATTATTATATCTAATAATCCCTTCAGGTCCACCTTTTGGATTACCATAACTATAACCGTTAGGATTTTTCATTATTTGTAAAATAAGTTCTATTTCAAATTTATTATCACGAATAATATTATTTGTATTTGCCATAGATATATGTTTTTTAATTTATAATCTAAAGATATAGTTAAACTAGTAAACTTTCAACTAAAATTGAAGAAATCTATAGAATCAAACATATTTAAGGTTATATAAAATAAACAAATGAAATCAATAAGAAAAGAACGTTTTTTATTAGATGAGTCTAAGTGGGACAGAAAAAGAAAGATGAACTCTAAAGCATCTACTTTTTTATTAGAATCAGAAGGTGGAGAATCTTATATAGAAAGATGTAAACGTAATCCTGATTTGCCTTTATTCTTAACAGGTATTATTCAAACAGGGGATAAGCCAAATAGAAATAATAGAATTTATCCATGGGAATATCTTAAAAGAGAATGTTTAAGATATATGGAAGAAAAAGTTAATACAGGTTTATCATATTGTGAATTAAATCACCCAGAGAACTCTACAACCCCAGATCTTAATAATGCATGTGCAACAATTGATGATATCTGGTTTAAAGGTAAAGATGTTTACGGTAGAGTAAAAGTATTAAATGCTTTTATGCCAGAAACAGCACCAGGTAAAATGGTTAGAGGTTTTATTTTAAATGGTAAAAATATAGGTATCTCATCAAGAGCATTAGGGTCATTACAAGAAGATTCTTATTCAGAGCATGATATAGTAGATGAAGACTTAGAATTAATTTGTTGGGATTTAGTAGATAGTGCATCTAACTTTGGTTCAGAAAAATTAGATTTAACAGAAAGTTCATCTAAAAAATCTTCTTTACTGTTGACAGAAAGTCAATGTTATGAAGGTGTTTGTGGTTTAAATAATAAACAAATTAAAACTTTAAATCAATTAACTGAATCGGAACAAACATATTTGAATATACTTGGAGTTGAAAAGTACTTACAAATATCTGCTAAGTTAAAGTAAATCAAAGAATAAAAAATGCTGTAATTTTTTTACAGCATTTTTCCTGTCTATAGTTTAAAACAAACAAATTAGATAAATTTGTTGAAAAACATATATTTACATAAAAAACTATATAATAAAAACAAATAATGGCAAATAAAAACAAAAAAAACGTTACTGACGTATTTGATGGTTTAAAATACGTTGATAAAGTTCTTAATGAAGCTGCCGGTGTTAAAACAGATAAAGATTCTTTAAATGAATCTTTTGAAGATCGTTTAAGAAACCGTCTTACAGAAAACACAGAGGAAGCTGAAACTGAGGATTTAAACGAATATGAAAATGCTTACAATTATAATTACAATTATGATGAAGCAGGTTCAAATGAGTTTTTAGGAGAAGAATTTCCTGAAGACGAGGATGAAGACGAAGATGAATTAGATATTGATTCATTAGGGTTAGATCTTGACAACGAAGTAGGTGCAATTGCTGCTGCTGATATGGAAGATGAATTTTCATCAGAAGATGAAGATGAAACTAATCCATGGAAAGAAGGTGAAGAAGAAAATTTCAACTTTGAAGAAGATACAGATTTAATGGAAGCATTATTATCTGAAGGTCCAGAAGATGAAATTGAATCACCAGAAGTAGAAGTTCCTGAAATTTCTGACGAATTACCTGCAGAAGGTGATGTTCCAGCTCCAGTTGATGTTGAAGCAGGTGTTGATACAGCAGAAGGTGATTTAGATTTAGGTGCTGCTCCAGAAATGGGTGGTGATATGTCTATGCCATCTATGAGTGATGTTTCAGCATCAGAACCATCAGGTGTAGAAGATATAACAGCTTCAGCAGAAATTACTCCTATTGCACAACCAGAAGATATTGATCAGTTAATTGCTGATTTAGTATCTCCAGAAGGTGAAGTAGAAGAAACATCTCCAGTAGTAATCGGAGAATCTGAATTAAAAGATTTAGGTTTTGAAAACTTAGGTGATGAAGACGTTGATTCAAAAGTAAAAATGGAATCTAAAAACAACAAAACAAAAGCAATCGTGGAAGGTGAAATTAAATTAACTAAACTAGGAGATAAAGAAATCACTGGAAACGTTAGAGGTGCAGAAGCATCTAAAGCAGTAAAACATTCTGGAACAGGTAAAAAAGTAGACCCATCTGGAAATACTTTTGAAGATTTAGGAGATGAAGATATTAATTCAACTAAAGTAAAAGAAACAGGTTCAGCTAAAGTAACTGCTCAACCAAAATTTGCTGAATTGAAAAAAGAATCTGAACAAAAATCTAAAGCTTTATATAATTTAGCTGAACAAGTTGTAGATTTACAAGATGAAGTATCTAAGTTAAAGTTTGAAAATTTCAAATTAAAACAAGCTAATTCAGTTCTTACATTAGTAGAAGAGTTAAAACAATCTACTAGAGAGAAATTAGTTGAGAAATTTGATAATTGCAAAACAGTTGCAGAAGTTAAAAAACTTTACACTGAAGTTGCTTCAATGGTAAAAGAACACAAACGTGGTTCAATTAACGAAGCAGTACTTAAAAATTCAAAATCAATTAAGCATTTTGCTGAATCAGTAAATTCTCCAGAAGAAGATAATGATCAAGCAAGAAAAAATTACTTAATGGGTCTTGAAGGTTATGATGATCAATACTTAAAATAAGAATAATTAAAAAAACATAGGTACGGAATAATTAAAAAAGTCCGTACCTATATATTTAAAAACAATAAAACAAAAAAAACAATAAAAAAACAACAATGAAAAATTTGAGAGAAAATACAAAATCTCATGAACTTGGAAGATTGTTAGAGCGTTCAGAAATGGCGAAGCGTCAAACAGTGGTTGAAGCTTGGAAAGGTTCTGGATACTTATACGGTTTAAAAGGTCGTGATTTAGGTAATATGGCTATGTTAGCTGAAAACCAAAAAAGACAAATATTAAGAGAAAATAACACAACAGCTGATATGGCAGTGTTTGATACAATCGCTATTCCGATGATCAGACGTCAAAACGCTTTGATGGTTTCTCCTAATTTAATTTCTGTACAACCATTATCATATCCAAACGGTATTGCGTTTTACTTAGATTATAAAGTATCAAACACAAAAAAACCTATTAAATCTACTTATTTAGAGAACGATTTATCAGGTGGTCAAGCTGATGATATGACAGGTAATACATTTGAATCAACATCTGGTTACGATCGTCATTATAATAACTCAGGTTATGACAACACAAAAGGTAAAGAAATTGCTCGTGGTTGGAATCCAAACACAACTAACTTTAACAATACATCAATTGGAGGTTTAGATGATACAGCTTTTGCTGCAGCATTCTCTAAAGCAGGTGTTGATATGGGTACAGGTGCAGGAGTTATCAACATTAATGTTATCGATTTCGATTTAACAGCAATGGGTGGTATTACAATGGACCAAGCAGCTTCTATCACTGTATATGAATCTACTGGTGCATTAGTACAAGGTACAGATTTCTTCGTACAAAGAGTTGTTAATAACTATACTGATTATTCTTTATCAACAGGTCGTACTGGTGGTGGATTAACAACATCAGAAGCAGGTCCAGCGTCTACAAACAATGGTATCTCTGGTCCAGGGTCAGCAAATAAAATTTTACGTTTACGTATTATCCCAACAAGTGATAATCAAGGTACAGTAGCTTTACGTTTAGGTTTCAAACAATACTTAAATTTAGAGTTGTATCCAGCGTTCTCTTCTGAGTTGAAATTGGAAATTAAATCAGTTCCTATCCAAACTCAAATTCATAAAATGAAAACAGCTTGGACAGTTGAATTAGCTCAAGATTTAATGGCATACCATGCTATTGATGCTGAAGCAGAATTAACTCAATTGTTAGCTGAAGAAGTAGCTGCTGAAAAAGACAGATTAGTTATTCGTGAGTTAGTTAACTTAGCAGGACATTTTGAAGTATGGAATGCTGATTTTGCTAATGCAGTAGATCCAAACCCAGCTAACACTGTATTCCGTGGAACTGAGGCATCTTACAACCAAACATTGATGTTGGCAATTAATCGTGCAAACGGTAAAATCCAAAAATCAACAAAACGTGGTGGTGCTAATTGGATTTTAATTTCTTCTGAAGGTGCAGCTAAAATGGTTAATATGGATACATTTAAACCAACTGACTTAAATGAAGAAGGAACAAAATTTGCAGCAGGTGTTGAAAGAATTGGTTCATTAAACCAAAAATACACAGTGTATGTAGATCCACATTTACCAGCAGAAGTTTGTTTAGTAGGTCGTAAAGGTACTTCATTCTTCGATTCAGGTTATGTATATTGTCCTTATATTGAGTATATGTTATCTCCAGTTGTTTTAGAACAACAAGATTTCAATCCTCGTAGACAAATTGCTTCTCGTTTCGGAACATCTATGTTGAACAATAAATTCTTCGCAGTTGTTTGGATGAAAGGTATGGAAGTATTCGATGTATTACAACCATCAACAACAGTGTAATCTAGTTTAATTACATAAATAATAAAAAGAGCTAAGAATTAACTTAGCTCTTTTTTATTTCTTATATCTTCTTTAAGTTCTTCGTCTATCTCATATAATATATGAGCAATAGTACGTATCTCAAAACATAGTATAGGAAAATTCCAAGGAGCGATATGTTCATCATATTTAACTATAAACACATTTGGGAGTATTTCTTCTACAATTTCTACTTCTTTCCTACAATAGAAAAACATAGAAGTTGTAAACGTTTCATGACCTAGATCAAAACCGTCTGAACTTAGTTGATATTGTTCTTTTAATGTTGATAATTCTTTGACAAAAACTTTATCACCTAGTTTCATTTAATTCAACGTTTATTTGAGCAACAATAAAAGGTAAGGTAGGAGTTGAAGAAATATAATCTTTAAGTGCACTTCTTTGAATTTCAACCATGTAATCAGCATAGTTTTCTGGTGTGAAATAATTCCAATTCTCTTCAGTTAACATCTCTCTCGTATAAGGGCAACCGTGAACTGCATCTAGATCTTTTTCCCACCGTTCTTCTAATAAGTTATATGAAACTTCATCAATTTCAAAAAGTAACTATGATCAACTGGTCTTTCAAGGTCTGTTTCATGTCCTAAGAATTTTCCAACAACTAAAAAGTTTTTGTTTAAATTTTCGGAAAAGTCTAAGTATACGAGATCACCAACTTTTAACTGTTGAACAAGTTGGTTAAGAGTTTCTTTTTCAGATTTAGTACGTTTCATAAACCTTCTTTCCTAAGTTGTTCTTTCCACTTTTCAATTTTCTCTTTTACTTGTTCATCTGTATATTTCTGAGAAATCATGTCAGTTATAAAAGCAATAGTTGAGAGTAATAATTCAACCTTATAATACTTTTTACAAAGTTTAAAGCCAAATATAAAAGAGAAAACACAAGCAAGAAGAGTTACTAAAACAGGGTTCATAGAGGTTAATTTAAGTTACCGATTATTTATTTGTTCTAAAGCTACTTTCAATTGTTCTGTTGGAAGTAAGTTCGTTTTTATATTTTTTACCTCTGTATAGAAATTACTGTTTTTTTCTACTTTAAGGAAAGATCGACCAGTTTTAGTTCCATGTAAAATTTCATATACTACTAAATTCTCTTCAGAGAAAAACGTAATAATTTCAACTGACTTTTCTTGACTATTTTCAACTCTATTAAATGGTTCTAGTTGCATTGTTTTACCCTTCATGAGATTCGATCTTTTTATAATTAGGGTTTGTAGATTCTAAATAATTACGAATTTTACGATTCACAACCAACATAGCATCTAAAGCTCTCTCTTCTTGTTCTTTAAATTCTTTTCGTTTATCGTTAGAGTTAGCAAGTAAAGCTTGAGTTCTTGCTTTAGCTGCTTCTATTCTGAACAATTCTTGTTCTTTGTGTAAATCTTTGACAGTAGTATAGAATAAATCATCTTTTTCTGCTTTTGTTTCTTTAGATCTCTCTTGTTTACTCTTACCATAAACAACTTGCCACATTGCAGCAAAAAGACCTTTTGAAGCTTTAGGGTTTGTAGTCTTTTCATAAGCATTGAACCCTTCGTGATAATCTTTGTACTTATCTTTATTTTGTTCAATGAATTCCTGCATAACATATTTAACAGGTGTTTTTTTTGCTACTTTTGCTTGATTTTCCATGATTTGAATATTAGATTTATTCTAAAACAATTTGATTTTGAGGGTCAGCATTTAAAACTAACCAAGTTTTATAATCAACAGGGTATGTTTTTACTTTATTATGCTCATCTCGAATGTGAATATAAATTTGTTCTGTACAAACCCCATTTTCAGAGTTTCCTGCTATCCAATCATTATTCGGAGAAAAGTCAACTACAGTACCAGGTGGTAAGTTATAATCATTTGCATAGTAAACAACAGTCGTTTTTGAAGTAGGTTGTTTTACACTAGCTTTATTTGCAAGAGTGTAACTTTCTGTTGAATCTAAAACTTCATCAAGATTACATAATGGTGTAGAACGCAAAACGCTATCTGCTTCATCCCCAAATAATATTTCTGCTCTATATTTATCTTCAGCTGAAGGGCCGCAGCTCGTTAACATTGAACAAGATAATAGAATTGTTGAATAGAAAAATATTTTTTTCATTGTCTTTTTATTTAATTGATTTATTTTAAGTTTAAAGCTACAATTATAAATTCCAACTTCTTCGTAGCAAAAGTTATACATCCTTTGGTTTAACATGCAGGAATTAAACTAAGTAATGGAAAGATTTTTATTATTTTACAATAAAATGTTCACCTAACATTTTAACAGCTGCGATACTTTCAATTGAAAAATCACGAACTTTAATTTCCTTTTCAGTTTCCTGTGTGTTTGACTTTTGAGGAACTGGCATGAATTCTTGAATTAATTTCACTTCAATAGGAGTACCATCACACAGCCAAATTGTATTTTGAGCTTTTCCACTTGGTTTTGCTTCAACATAAAAACTACCTTTATGTTGAATAAGTGGAGTTCCTTCAATTCTTTCACCCCATTTACGTGCATGAGCTACGAAAGGTGTTTCAATTCCTTCTTTTTCTCTTTGATTGTTAACTGAATTTGTATAATTAAAATTCAACATAACGTGCTGGGTCGAAAGCTTTTGAATACGACCGTAATATGGATTACCTGTTTTTTTCATCGTTGGAGATGTTACAGTTTCCAATGTAGCAGGTGTAGCTGTTTTTAAACGAGAAAAGATTGTAATCAATTCGTTTATTGTAATGTGTTTTGGTGCTTTGTTTGCCATGATTTTATGTTTTAATTTATAATCTAAAGATATGATATAACTTGTAAACTTTCTACTAAATTAACAAAAATCTTTAAAACACACAGATAGTGCATGTTCTACGAGTATTCATTTATCCATTTATAAAAAGTATCTCGAAATTTCACTAAATTCTTATAGTTCCCTATAATAGTAAAACTAACAACTGTTTTATAATCAAAGAAGAAAAACTTCTTTTCCACTACTTCAAAATAACAAGTTTCTATATAACAATCGTGAAGATAGCAAAACATTTGCAGTGTTTCTATTACAATTGTTTTTTCGTTTGAACGAAATCGAATCTTTTTACTAAAACGATATTCACTTGTTGAAGAGTTTTCTTTTTCTGGTTGAGGGTTTAAATGTGCATTTGAAATATTATATTTTTGCTTTAACGAATTAGCTTTATCTTGAGCTGTTTTAGAAGCTTGAATATTACCAATTTTCTTCTCACTTACAGCTAATGCTTCAAGTTTTTTAATTCGTTCTATAATTTGTTGTTGTGAAGACATAGTTAGTTAACTAATTTAAGTTTTTCCCAGTCAGTATTATCTTTTACAACTTCACTTAAATCTGTCAACGTAGCACAATTACCGCAAGTTAGATAGATAGCAGGTTGTAACTTGTTTTCATCTTTAATGAATTCTTTTGCATTTAAAGACAGTTTAAATACAAATTCAGTTGCACAACCGCATTTTCCGCAAATAATATGAATATCAGGGTTAGTCTTTGGTATAGTTTTCTTTTTAGACTCTAAATATATAAGGTTATTTGTAAAGAATTTCCCTATTTATTAAAAAATAAGTAACCTTATGTTAATGAAAGATACTCAAAAGTTAATAAAATTGTTAGAAAGAGTAAGTGGGAAGAAAGTTAAATTAGTTGAAAGTTACAACTCTAATCTTTCTAATACTCTTAATACTTTAATAAGTGACGCAAAGTCAAATTGGATTTCAAGAGAAAAGTTAACTGGGAAGAAGGTTAAGTTAAAAGAAAACAATGATTATATTAACTCTTACCAAGAGTTAATTTATAGACTATCTACAGTAATTGATGGTGAAAGCGATATTCAAGAAGAGATTAGTACCTTTTTATGGGATAATGATGGGTTTTGGAAATCCTTTTCACAAGTAGAGTTTGAAAATTTAGTGTCCAAACTAGAACTAGAATTTGAGGAGAAAGAAGAAATTTAAGATACGACTTAGGGCCGTATTGCGTTGCACAAACGTAGAAGCTAAATGAATCGCTCCTCATTTAGCTTCCCTTTTTCTTCTTACTTTTCTTATTCGAAGGAGTTACAAATAATACACCGCAATCATTACAAACAAAATTTTCTGCGACAACCCAAGAAGAAAACCCAGGTCCCATTACACCATTATTCCTAGTTTGTTGCATGATATCTATTTCTGTTGATTTGCAACAAGGACATTTTTTACCTTTTAATTTCTCTAAACGTTCACAGTTCTTACAACTTTTAAATTTTCTATGTTGCGAACCACATTCAAGACACTTTTCATAATCACTTGGTCTGTGTAGCATTATTTTCTTATTAGTTTTAATTTATTATAAACTTCATTAGTTATATCACCAGTTAGACTTAAACCTTCTGTTTTACCTTCAATAGCTTGATTGATATTAAAGATTTTATCTTTCAACACATCAAACATAATAGATTCAATTGAATTATCGTAAACTGGATATAAAATATCTACTGATTGATCTTGTCCAATTCTAAAAATTCTATCTTCAGCTTGCATCATAACAGACGGAGACCAAGATAAGTCATTCATAATAGCTACACAAGCTTTAGTGAGAGTTAAACCAACAGATGCAATTGCTAAATTACATACAACAATAGAAGGACCTTTACCTGATTGAAATAATTCTATTCTTTCATTTCTTTCTTCTAAAGATAATCTTCCATCTAATGTTAAACAATCATCTTTATAATGTTCTTTAACAGTATCGATAACATCTAAGTAATTTGTAAAGATAACAATCTTTTTCCCTTGATCGATTATATCATCTACTAGTTCAAATAAAGATCTATCTTTAATTTTCTCTAAAGCAGTAAATTTTCTTAATACAGAAAGTTCAACTAATTTGTCAGTATATTCTTTATTCTTCAAAGAACCTGTAAGTTCATATTCAATTAGTTTTAATTGAGCTTCTAATTCGTTTTGTTTCTTTAAAAGATATTCTGTCACAGCGTTATCATAACCTTTTCTATTAGTTAATTCAAGATATATAGGTGTTCTTGTTTTCGGAGGTAATTCTAAAGTATCTTCTTTTCTTCTTCTCAATAAAACGTTTTTTGTTTTCAAATGTAATCTCTTTAAATTGGAAGCTCCATTGAAATCCCAACCAAAAAATGTTTTAATACCACCACAGAACTGTTCACCATAAGCTTGTTTGTTTTTACCTAGTTCATGTTTACAAATTTTAAGTAATGAATAGAAGTCAATAGGTTTGTTGGCAATTGGTGTTCCTGTTAGCAACCATACTCTTTTAGCTTTGTTAGCTATTTTAGTAAAGTTTTTAGTTCGTTTCGATTGTAAGTTTTTACAATAGTGAGCTTCATCCCCTATAACTAATTCAAACTTATGTTTTTCTATTTCTTTTAAAAACTTTGGTAAAGATTCATAATTTACTATAGTAAATTTAGCAGGAGTAAATTTTTTATCTAAAATAGATATATCACTTGAAGTTGCAAAAGTTTCTATTTCTTTTCTCCAATTTAACTTTAAAGAAGCTGGGCAAACGATAAGTATTTTTTTATACTGACTTTCAATTGCTGCAATTGTAGTAATTAAACTTTTACCTAAACCCATATCAAGTCCTAATATAGCTCTTTCCTTATTTAAAAGCCAATTGATATCTTGCTTTTGAAATTCAAAAGGAGACTTGTTTGTATACTTTCCCCAATCTGTTTTAAAATCTAAAATAATTTCTTCAGGTAATAAGGAAAGGTCATCACTCTTAATGACATGAGTTATTAAAAGCTTTTCTGCAAATAAAATTTGACTTTTATTTAACACACCATCAGTTTCTAAAATATGTCTTAAAGTATTAAGATATTGATTAGGACCATAATAAGATCTTAATTTTTCTTCTAAATCACTATTCATTAATTAAAAAGTTTAAAATATAACCTATCACTCAATGGTAAAAATAAATTTTGTAGAGTTTCAAAATACTCTTTAGCTTGTTCATCGTTTATACAAACAAAATTTACTTCTCTTAAAGAATAAGTATTAGCGTTAGTTATAACAGTTTTTAAAAAAGTTTTAAGCTCTTCTTTAGAAAATGTTCCGTAGATTTGCTCTGAAACTGGTGTAAGTGTAATTTTCCTTAAAGGGGAATGAGTAGTAGAGTATTCATTAATCAATGCGAACATATAATTAATACCACCTAGTAATAAGTTTTGTTTGTAATTTATTTCTTGTTTATTTCTGTAATTAGGCACTACAACGTGGACAAGTTTTTTTACTGGTAGGATACCAGCACTTGTAATAATAGCTTCACCAGTTTGAATATATTTTGTGTTATCTTCAGCTAATTTCCCATAAGAAGCTAATGCTCCATTACATTCTTTATAGATAGATGACCCACCTTCTCTATGTATTTCCATAAATAAAGAATCACCACTGTCTAAAGTAGGGACAGTCCAATTTACAAGTATATCTGACTTAATACTTTTTAGGTCAGAGACTTGAATTGTAATTTTAGTGTTTTTAACTTTGAATGTGTACATTGATTTAGAATTTACCAGTTTTACGTTATATTTAGGTAAACAATTAAATTTGGTAAAATTATGAAATATAAACTTTTAATCTCTTTTTTATTATTATTTTGTGTGAGTTTTTCTCAAAACACTTGTCCAGCAACATTTATATGTAACACGCATAATACAACTCCGAATGGAAGTGGTTCTGGTGGACAATATGGGGAGTTGTCTAGTTCAACTGATGGGTGTTTAAGCGGTGAACATAACTCTACCTGGTTAACAATTACAATTTTAACATCAGGGACGTTAACTTTTACAATAGATCCAAACAATAATTCAAATGATTTTGACTTTGCAATCTGGGGTCCTAATAGCACTTGTCCACCTACTAATAGTCCTATAAGATGCTCATATGCTGCAGGTACAGGAAACACAGGGTTGAATACAACTGCAGGGGATGTTGCAGAAGGTATCTTTGGTAACGGTTGGGTATCACAATTAAATGTAACAGCAGGTGAGAGTTATCTTATTTTAGTTGATAATTTCACAACGAATAACGGATTTGAGATTCGTTTTGGAGGAACATCTATATTAAATTGCACAATTCTTCCAATAGAATTAACATATTTTAAATGTAGTACTATGCAAGATAATATTTTAATTGAATGGGAAACAGAAAGTGAAAGTAATAATCAAGAGTTTCAACTGTGGCGAAGTATAGATGGTGTTAATTGGGTAAAAATTTATACAAGATCAGGAGCAGGTAATTCTACGACACCTAAACAGTATTGGTACAATGACTATCTATTACCAACAGGTGTTTATTATTATAAGTTAATTCAAAAAGATTATAATGGAACTGAAACGTCTTCAGATATTACATCTTGTAATTTTATTTTAAACTCCAATATAACTATCACATATTACAATTTAATTGGTCAAGAAGTTAAATTAGAAGAAGTCTCTTCTGGGTTTTACATTAAAGAATCTAAAAATAAAGATAAAGTAAAAAGAGAAGTTATTTATAAGTAATTTAATTTTATATATTCTCATCTTTGTTTGCATTATGTAGTAAATAGTTCTATTTATATAATAAAGATTATATATAATGGCTTTATTGGATATGACTAACAGTGAGATTCAAGAATTATATGAATTTACTCAAGTAGCACTAGGTGGAGAAGATGTTGATGTTGATATTACAGAAAAAGAAATTAGAGTTCTTGCACGAAGAGCTTTAAAAGATTATTTATATGAAATAGGTGTATGGCAAACGAGAAATCAGTTTTCCAATATAGTAGGTCAATCGTCAACACTCGATTTTACAAGAAAATTTATTACAGATAATACAATGATTGCTCAAAGGTTGAGTGATTGGTGGGCGTCAATGCAACGTGTAGGTGGAAAAATACCTTGGAAGAAAGATTATTTTGTATTAGAATCAGGTAGACAGGTTTATGATTTATCTGTTGAATCAGCAATCCCATATGTTACAGGTACAAGAAGAATTCATAAAATATTATGGTATGGACCACCTGAAGTTTGGGGTTCAGCTACTGTAAGTGGTGATTTAACAAATTCAACTTTATTTTCTTTCGGACAATCAGGTTTGAGTTATGGTTCTTCCCCGTTGATGTATTTAGGAAACTTATTTGATGTTGTATTATTAGCACAGGCTTTAGAGTCGAGAAATAAGGTTTTGAGAAGTGAATTTTTCTATAACATATCAGGTGATATGATTGAACTAACACCAACACCAGGGAGACCTTCAGCAGGTTCTTGGGCAAGTGGTGCAAGAGTTTATTACTATTACTTAGACGAACAAGATTTCTTAGGATTAGGTACTCAAGATGCAAATGGGGTAGGTGAACTTATAACTAACCCATCACAAGTTAGAATAGATAATGTTCCTTATTCAAATTTGAATGATGTATCTAAAAGTTGGGTTGATAATTATACAGTTGCTTTAGCTAAATATGCTCAAGCAGCTAAATGGAGAAGAGTAAGAACAATTGCATCACCAAACTCTGAATATCAAGTAGAACTTGATTATGTTTCTTTATTAGAAGAGTCTAAAGTAGAAAAAGAAGAGTTAAAGCAAAAGTTATATGATAATTTATTAAACTTCCTTGATACAGCAAAAATGATGGAAGATAAAGCAGCTATTGCGTTGAACGCAGCAAAGATAAATCACCTAGGTGGAAGAAAATTCTTCATAGGGTAACGTGTTGAAAACAAACGAGTTAAAAAGATGAAACAAGTTTTAAAAGAAGTAAGATTACCAAAGAGCTTTTTTAGAGTAGTAAGAAGTTTTACATTACCAGGTGTTGATGATTGGGATGTCGCTTTCAATAAAGATGAATACCTTTATTTAGATTCATCTAATAAAGATGTTTTAGGGTATGCTACTCATTCTTATTTATGGAAAAAGAAAGGGGTTAAGTTTTCTCATTTATTATCCCCTCAAGGGTATAAAGAGTTTATGCAAAACGTTATAAGAATTGATGCAAATGAAGCACCTGAATTACCAGGTATTACAAAGAAGAAAGACCCAATTGAATTTACTACAACAATTAAAAGTATAGGTAGAAAGTTAGATGATTTAGATTTAGAACCTTCTACTAAAATAAAAGTAGCAGTTTTAGAACAACATTTAACTAAGTTAACAGGAAAAGAAATTAGATTTGTAGAGTCGATAAACATAAGCGATTCAGACGTAAAACTTAAAAGAGGTTTAAGTATAATTGAAACAGAAGATTATATTATTAATTTCGATTATGAAGGGGAGAAAGCAACATTAAATTGGATTAATACTAAAACTAATAAGTATAAAGGGAAAGAAATTTTTAATGCTTTCTTAGATTATATGAAAAGTAAAGGTGTAAGAAAAATAGGTGCTTATGGAACTAAAGGGAATGTATATGGGATTAAAGCTTATGGTTATTATGTAATGTTAAAATGGGGTTTTATTCCAGAAAATATCAGTGAAATAAACGACTTGTTAAGTACAAGTTATAATAGTTTTGAAGAAGCTTTACAAGATTCAAATTTTTGGAATCAATGGAAAGAAAAAGGTGATGATTATTATGGAATATTTGATTTAACACCTAATTCTTTGTCATGGAAATTGTTTAATAGAGCATAATGACTAAAAATAGTGAAAACAGTGGAAGTGGTAATAACTTTTACGGAGATAAAACTTTAAAGTATTTAAAAAAGCTTTCAAGAGAATCTGTAGAACAACATACTAATACTTCTGTATTATATTTTGAAGTAGATTTTGAAAGATCTAAAAGAAATTTCTATGGAGAGATGTTGATTAGAATTTGGAAAAACCCTATTGGAATTAGTGTTAGAGGTGTAATTCAATTAGATCAGTCAGATGAAATAGCAATAGAAGATATTCCCAATAAAACTATGAATTTAAACTTTAGTTGTTACTTAGATCATTTAAAAGAGTTAAACATAGAACCTAAAATTGGTGATTGTTTCTCTATCAAGAATAGAATTTATATGATTTACGATAAAACTATATTAGATGCTAATATGGTTTCAGTAGCAGTTGATAGAGAAGCTTTATATATTAAATACATTTGCATAGCTCTTGATTCAGAGCAAATACAGATACCTGGTGAGAAAGCTAGTTCTCTAGGGTCTAAAAACGATATAACTGGTGATAGTCAAACAGATAAAAGAGTTTATTAATGAAAGATAAAAAAAATAGAATTAGAAGTATATTAAAAGAAAGTTTAGGTGATATTATTGTTTATCCTAAAGATATAGAATCTTTAGTTAAAGAAGAAGACCCTGATTTAACATCATTTGATTTAGAGCAAATTAAGCAAATTATTTTGCGTACAATGGCAGATGGTAAAATTGTAGAGAAAAAAGATATTCCTTTCTTTATAAATGTTTATATGAAATCTACTAAAAACTTAAACTAATGTCTTTAAGAAAGAGAGCGCGTAACGGTTACCCTCAAGTAACTTCTACTTACAATGAAACAAGTGATTTAAACCCATCACATTTACCTAATCAAAACGGTGATTTCATTTTAAGAGATATTACTTTAGAGAATATTGACCAAGCAGTTTGGGAAACTTTTAATAGAAGATTTACTGTTGCAGAAAAATCTTTAAATTTAATTCCTTTAGATGCTGATGTTGCTGCGTTTAAATTTCAAAACCCAGGACAGTTTGATGATAGTACTGGTTATATGAATTTTCCTTATTTTACTATGTGGAGAACAGGAGTAGGTCCTGAGAATAATATTCGTTCATCACCATCAAATAAACCTATTATATATACTATTCCAAAGCAAAAAGCTCAAGGAGTTGTATATGAAGAATATATTATGCCTGCTCCACAATTATTAAGAGCTACGTATACTTTTAAATTTGTTACAACTTATAGAGAGCATACAAATCAATTTGAACAACATATGTTAGATTATTTTAAAAATAAAAGAAATCTAATTGTTGTTGATAATGAAAGATTTGAAATTATGCCAGTAACATCAGCTCAACCTTCTAGTTTAGATGTAGCAGATAGAGATGGTTCAAAAGGTTATTCTTTATATATTTTGACTTATGAATTAGCAGTGATTTGTTATTTAAGAGATTCAAATCAGGTTCAAAAAAGAGAAAGACCTAATACGTATACATTACAAATCACAGAGAGTTCTGGTCCACAAGTAAACGAAATAGTTCAAGCAACATTATCTAGGGGTGTTCAACCTACATTAGATAATACTTCTACTGACTTCATACAAGAGTAAATAAATATCTTAATTATTTCTGGTTTAAAAAGATTCTTAAAAGATAAATTTACTTTTAAGAATTACAGACTATTTATTATAAACTAATAAAATATATAAAAACAATGGCTTTAAATAAGATCAGTAAAATTAGCTCTGGGATATATTACCAAGAGGTTGATTTGACAGTAGTTCAACAAGCTGCTGGTACTTTCGCTGGTGCAATGTTAGGATTAACAGAAAAAGGTCCTGCATTTCAAATCTTAACTTCTACTAGTTTCACAGAACGCGTAACTAGATTTGGGGATCTAAATCCTTTATACCCTAGTTCATATTATGCTAGAGAATTTCTAGAACAAGCAAACAATTATAAAGAAGTAAGAATTTTAGGTTTAGAAGGTTATAACGAAAAACCAGGTGATGAACCAGGAGTAGATTCAGGTAATGATAAATGCTTTGCAATCATTTATAATACAGGTTCTGTTTCTGCAAGAACACCATTAGGGGTAGGTGGAACAACACCTGTTACTGCTTCACCAGAAACTATTGCAGCAATTTTAAAACCTAGAAGACAAGCTTTTACAGGTTATGGTATTGTTGATTATGTAGAGATTACAACAATTCTACAAAGAGACGGTGTAACAACTGATGCTACAGATGATTTGTTTAATGTACATATTGTATTCGAAACAGGCCCTGTGACATATGCAGATTTAAACATCCCTTGTTCATTAAGACCAGAAGCAAAAGAATATATTGGAAAAGTATTCGGTTACGATCCAAGAGATACAACAAAAGTTCAAGGTGTTGTATCACCATTATGGGTTGAGTTTTCTTACCCTTCTAAAACAAGAAAAAGCACTGCATCAGGTGATTCAGAATATTATTACCCTGGAGATACTTCACCACAATTAAGTGGATTTTTAAGTGTCTTGATAGGAGATATGACAGTACAAACTGGATTTACTTATACATCTGTTACTCCATCTAACATTACTGTTGGAGCAACAACAACAGTAACTGCAGCAGGTCATGGTTATGTAAATGGAACACCAATTGTTTTCACTGGAACAAGTTTACCAGTAGCAAACGTTTCTGGTGTTACTTCATTAGATAACACTACTTGGTATGTAGGAGGTGTATCAGGTGCAAACTTTAACGTTTACACAGATGCTACATTAACAACATTAGTTGATACAACAAGTGGAGTATACGTAGCAGGAACAGTTCGTAAAGCATTTATCTCAACTTGGGAAGATGAAGTTATGACATTAGGTGGAATTGATGGTGATGAAGTAGAGTTTCAAACTCCAATTTCTCCATGGTTAGTTTCAGACGCTGATGCAAACGGTGATGTAAAAAGATTATTTAGAATTTGGTCTATTTCTGACGGTGAAGCAGCTAATACAGAAATTAAAATAGAATTATCTAACATTAACCCTGATGGAAATATTGGATTAGGTTCATTTGACATTAAAGTAAGAGCTTATTCTGATAGAGAAGATACAGGAACACAAATTGTAGAAGTTTATTCAAACTTAACAATGAATCCTGCATCTGATAATTACGTTTTAAGAAGAATTGGTGATGGTGAAACATTCCCTTTAAAATCTAGATATATTTTCGTTGAATTAAACGAAGAAGATACAATACCAAATGATGTATTACCATACGGTGTTGAAGGATATATTGGTACAACAGGAATTGTAACACCAGATGTAGTTTGGACAAATCAATATGATTTAACTAAACCATTATCTAAACAAATTTTAGGTTTACCTAATAATAGAACAAACATGTTTGCTGAATTACAATCAGACATGTTATCTTATAAAAACGTAGTAGAATTATCTGCTGCAACAGGTAAAGGTTTCCATTTAAACCCTAATAACAATACAAATATTTCAACAGCATTGTTTACATTATGTGATACAGATCCATTATCTGCAGATTCTATTTATAGAACATCACCAACAAATGCAACACCAGTTACAGGTTTAACTAAAGTAGCTCGTAATAAGTTTGTATTTGCATTAGCAGGTGGTTTTGATGCATTTAATGTATATCAAGCAAGAGATTGGGGAACATCTACATCAAAAGACTTTGAAGCTTTACAAAGAGGTTTAGAAATTTTATCTGACGCAGAGAGTTTAGATGCTGATTTTTCAGTATTAGTTACTCCAGATTTTAACTTCCAAGATCATTCATTAGCTGTTGAAACAACTTTAGAAATGGTTGAAGGTAGAGGTGATGCTTTATATTTACCAGACTTTAGATATGAATTAGATCCAGTTCCAGATAATGCTAAATTAGATTTAGAAAATTCTAATATCTTATCTAATTACGATGCGATTTATTACCCTTGGGTTCAAATTGAAGATTCAACAAATAAGGTTAATTTATGGTTACCTCCTTCATTAATTGCTTTAGCAACAATTGCTGCAACAGCTACAAATGAAAATGTATGGCAACCACCAGCAGGTTCTTTAAGAACAATTACTCAACATTTAGTTAGAACTCGTAAGAGAATGAAATTAAATGATAGAGAAATTTTAAAATCTGCTAATATTAATCCTATAACAGAGTTTCCAGGTTCAGGTTTTGAAATCACAGAAACAAGAACAACTCAAGAAGTGTTTTCAGCATTATCTTTTGTTCATAATAGATTATTATTAAACTATGCTAAAAAAGCTTTAAATCAAGTATTGAGACCATTGTTACATCAACTTAATACTCCAAATTTAAGAAATGCTTTCGTTAACGCAGTGAATCCAATTTTTGATAGAATCAAAAAATTAAACGGAGTTGAAGAGTTTAAAGTATCTGTTATCGATCAAGAAAATGACAGAACAACTTTATATGGAGTTATCGAAATTGTTCCTCTATATCCAGTAGAACGTATTTCAGTAACATTTACTTTACGTAATGGAACACTTGATTTTAATAATCAATAAGTATAATTTACAGTAATAAAAAAGGATAGGTGTAAAAATCTATCCTTTTTTTATGTAAAAAGTTTTGTTTAATTTTAATTACAAACTTCTATTTATATAAAAGAATCTATTTAAAAGATATAATGAGTAAAGAAAAGAAAATTGAAAAAGTTTTAAATAAAACTTTCTTAAAAGAAGTTGAAGCTCCTGCATCTGAAAGATCAAAAGAAGTGTTTGATTTGTTAGATGAAGCGAGAAAAGCTTTACAAGACGCTCAAGCTAATATATATATTCAAATGCCTAATATGTATCAACAAGCATATAAAGCAGAATTAGATTCAATTTATAATCATTGCGGTCAAGCAATAGCTGAAATTCAAGTTTTAGCTAAAAAAATCCATGGAGAAACTGGACAGTAAGAAATGGAAAAAGTATATTATTTTGAATATTACCCTTCTAGGGGTGATACTTTTAAAACAGCTGTGGTTTTAACACTTGAAAGTTTGCAAGCTTTACGGAAAGCTCATGCAACTGACGATGAGTTGTTTGGTGAATTGGTAAGAAAACTAGAAACTAAAACAAAACAAACAATATGGTTTATATCAGAGATTCTTACTGATGAACCAAAATTAATTTCTAAACTGAAAAGTAAAAAGACTATTGGTGATATGACAGAAGAAGGAAGTTGGGCAATGTCTTTAGTTAGTATGAAAGATGCTAAAAACAAAGTAAAAGAAATAGAGTTAGATTTAGACGAAGCAGTGGTAAAAAAAGCACCTACAAGTTTAGGTTTAATGACTGAAGAGTATAGGGATTTAAAAGATAATCTTTGGATTTTAAAAACAGCTATAAAAAAAGAACCAAATACAAAAAGGGGGAAAGAAGCAAAAGAAATTTTGAAAGCATATAAGTTTAATGAGTTTGATAAAGAAGAATATGATAACAAAGTTGAATATTTGGACAATGCAGTAGAAGAATGGATGGATTATTATAATTGGAAAGAAGTCCCTTATCAAACAGAAAACAGTAATAAAATAAAAGAATCAGTTAAAAGTAAACTTAAAGAGTCAAGACCTAGCGCTATGAGTTTAGAAGAAATCACTTCTATAATTGGAGAAATGAATAATACAATAAGTGGTCCTAGTGAAGAGGGTAAACCTGGTGTTTGTATTGTTTACAGTTTTGAAAAAGAACAATTAGATAAATTATGTTCAAAATATGGAATTGAATATGAAATAATTGAAAAATTCGTTGACGGTAACGGTGATGAATGTTTAGAAGTTCGAGAAAAACAATTAAAAGAAAATAAAAATATAATGTCAAAGAAAAAACAAATAGAATTACTTGAAGGTGAAATTGAAAAACTAGCAGGTAAAAAAGTAAAATTAGTAGAATCTTCAATTGAATGTTCTTGTAAAAAAGATAAATTGACAGAAGCTAAAAAAGATAAAGAAGAAAAGGAAGAAGAAGAGGTTGAAGTAGAAGATACAGCAGTAGCAAAATCAGATGAAGCAGCGTTAAAAGCAGCTACAGAAGATGCTTCTGAACCAATCTTAGGTAATATTATTCCTGCTTCTGTTATTAAAGAAATTGACGCTTATGTTACAAATACATTAGCAGAGATTGATAAAGCAACAACTCAATTGAGAGCTATAAAAAAACAAATTACATCTGGTGCAACTGCATCTAATGAAGATTTTTCTACATTAACAGATAGAATTGCTTTCTTAGTAAAACAATTATCTCGTATTGCTCTTTATTCGTCTAATACTATTAAAGCTGGAAAGTTTGATAAAACTTTGTTAGATAAAATTTTCGAACAAAAAGAACTTTAATCTGATTAAAGTAATGTACAAAACAAATAAATTAATCGAAAAGTTAGAAAACTAGTTAATAAAAGAAACTGAAAAAGGAATTAGGTTAATGTTTAGATATGTTGTAGGAATAGATAGAGGTGGAGTAACTGTAGATAGTTCTTCTAAAATATCTAAAGAAGAAATGTTACTTGAAGTAAAAGAAATAAGTGAAGAGTTTGATTATGGAATTTATTTTTTTCAAAAAGTTAACGTTTACACTGTTTTAGGGGATGAGTACACAATAGTATATTCTCCAGTTGAAATTAACACAGGTAAAATTTTAAATTATGCACAAAACTCTGATGATGGTGTTTATGTTTCATTACAAAAGTTAACTTCTTTAATAAAGGAAAGTAGCAACAAAGTAGATAAATTAATCGAAAAGTTAGAAAAACTAACTGGTAAAAAGGTTAAGTTAAAAGAAGCTTCATCTTCTACAAAGTTTGAATTAACTAGTAAAGGAAAATCTTTAGTTGCTGATTATAAACAACTACATAGTGCATTAGTTAGATTAGGTGTTG